CTTCTGCCAGATGAGCAGATCTACCGTCAGTACTGTGCGGATACAGGACAGGCTTATAACGTAGAACATAAGAATCCAGACCTGTCCCTAGACAACTTCTGCGCTTTTATCGACAAACATTTGGACGGATTACTTTGCATTCATTCTGAGAGTCCGGTGGCTGTGTACTCGTTCGAGGTGGTGTTTCGAAAATTGAAAGAGAAGGTACGCAGAAGATGACGAAAAAAGCGTATCTGGTAGTTGGACCAGAATCTTCCGGCACAAGATTAATGACTCGTTTGTTGATAGAAGCCGGATGTATTGGACAGGCAAGTCATAATCAGCCGTTGGATCAGGTACTAAAGGGAAAGGCAGACTTGAGTAAGCATAGTGAGGAATCCAGATTTGTGTTCCGCCGTAGTGTGCCTCATGCAGGACATATGCCTGATCTATCAAGGATAGATACTAGATTTCGGGAATGTGGATGCCAAACATTTTGGATTGTCATGTTTAGAGAATGGGCAGCTATGGCACGTTCCAAGGTGCATCAGGGACATCAGAATAAAAGGGAAGATGCGGAATGTCGGGTAGTGCCACAACTCACACATATATTTAGGTTTTTAGTAGAACACAGACCAGACTTTATAATCATCGATTCGAGTCTCATGTTTATAGCTCCTGAAAGGGCCTTGAAACAGTTAGAGGCAGTCACGGGCTTTAATTTCCGTAAGGAGATTATAAATGATGCAGATGCCAAACACTACCCAAAACAAGCAGTCGCAGCTTGAGACTAAGCTCCCGGGCATTTATACGGCTATTGATCATGTGCGTTTGGACGTTATCAAACGGGAAGCCAAAAGAGTTCGTGGTTATATAGTTCCAGGTGGTGTAGTGGAAATAGGTGTGTACTTTGGTGGTTCCCTGAATCATATTTCTGCCATTTTCGATGATCGGCCTGTGTTTGGGATTGACACCTTTGATGGAATGCCACAACCGATAAAAGGTCTGGACGAACACGAGGAAGGAGACTTTTCGGATGTTGCTCAATTTGAGGATATAAAGAAATGGTTTCAGGAAAATCGACCGAACGTGGCTTTAATCAAGGGGATGTTTCCATATTGTGCAGATAGACTACCTTATCAGAATTATTGCTTTGTTCATGTGGACGTAGACATTTATCAGTCTACTCTTGATTGCTTCTCTTTTTTCTTCCCGAGAATGAGTTCAGGAGGAGTGATTATTTGTGATGATTATGGATTTCCGCAATGTCGTGGAGCCAAACAAGCAGTGGACGAGTACCTAGTGGATAAGCAGGGATGGTCTGGGGGAGAGATAGACACACACCAATTTATACTGAGGAAATCATGATAGAGGAGTTCGGACTGTGTTGGGCCACGGCAATGTATCAGGACGGCATTGGAAATGCTTATGGATACATGGTACACAACAACACCCTAGTAAAGTACACAAAGCAGATTTGCCCAATAGGGGATGAGTATGAAGATGCTATCCACATTATACCAGCGGAGAATTTTCGGCCAGTGCCAGAGAAGGTCAACTGGCTCTTTACTATGTTTGAGGGTGAAGAGGTTCCTGAGTTCTACCTGGAGAACATGGAAAAGGCAGATTTCCTTCTGGCTCCTTCTACGTGGGTGAAGAAGTTGTTCGCTAAGTATTTCGATGAGGAGAAGATATTCGTGGTGCCTCATGGTGTGGAGCCGTTTTTTACTTACAAGAAAAGAAAGATGCCTAAGGGCAAGTTTCAGTTCTTGTGGGTGGGTGCTCCCAACCCAAGAAAGGGATTTCAGGAAGTAATAGCAGCATGGAAACATGCGGGATTCGAAACACTCAGGAACGCTAGGTTGTATATCAAAACCACTCGGCATCCAGGTGTAAAACAAATGGGTAATGTGATAGTAAACGGATCTAATATAAGCAGGGCAGCCCTTCTAAACCTATATCACCGAAGCCACGCCTTTTTGTTTCCTACCCGGGGGGAAGGATTTGGGTTGACTCTCGCCGAGGCCATGAGGACGGGTCTGCCCTGCATATCTCCTAGCTATACCGGAGTGGCCGACTTCTTCGATGAGGAGGTTGGCTATGTAATTCCTCATGAAATAAAGAAATCCAGAGTGCGGTTTATCGGACGGGACGATCTCGGGTGGTGGGATACCGACATTAGCTTTCCCGACCCTGGAGTGATGGCTAAGTGGATGTCTTATGTAGTTGTTCATTATGATGAAGCTCTGGAGAAAGGCCGGAAGGCACATCAAAGAATTCGAGATGAATTTACTTGGGAGAGGTCGGCAGAATCGCTGGTCAGTACACTTAAAACCCAATGGCTGAAGAGGAGGGAAAGCCATGACTCGGATTCACTGGGCAACCAAGTCCGAGAAGCCGAAGAATATGATGTACGGACCTAACGTGTATGGGTACTATACCCATAACGAGAATCTTCGGGCTGAGGTGGCCAAGATTGCCACTCTGGACCCAGACGCAGAGGATGCCTTGACTATTGTGAGTGCGGAGAGGTTCGATCCTGTGCCAGATAAATTCAACTGGCTCTTTACCATGTTCGAGGGGCTGGATTTGCCGGACATCTATCGGTGGAAGGCCGAGAAGGCCGACTATCTCCTCACCCCTTCTACATGGGCTGGAGGGGTGTTTAAGAAGAAGCTGCCATATAAACCTTTGCACGTAGTGCATCATGGTGTGGACCCAGTATTCTCCTACAAACTTCGGTGCCTCCCGCCCTCGGGGGAGCGATTCCGTTTCCTGTGGGTTGGGGCTCCTAACAAGCGGAAGGGGTATGAGGAGATTATGTGGGTGTGGGATCGGATGAAGATGAGAGACCGGAGTGACGTGGAGTTGTATCTGAAAACTGCCGGAGCCCGTGGTCTTCAGTACGACCACAAGGTAACGTTTGGCAAAAATCTTATAGTGGACTCTCGGGACGTGCCCACTGAGGACATGGTGGAGATTTATCATTCTGCCCATTGTTTTCTGTTCCCTAGCCGGGGGGAAGGTTTTGGACTCACCCTAGCCGAGGCTATGAGAACAGGATTGCCATGTGTGGCTACTCACTATGGGGGGATGCTCGATTATTTTGATGAGGAGGTTGGCTACCCATTGGGTTATTTTATTGGAAATGCTGAGTTCACTTTTCCCCGGTCTGATGGTCGGCACGTTCGGGCGTGGTCCAGGCTTGGAATGCCCGAGGTTGGGGACCTAGCCGGGTGGGTGGATTATGTTCCTAAACATTATGACGAAGCCCTAGCTCGGGGACGGAAGGCCCATGAGAGAATTGCTAAGTATTTTACTTGGGAAGAGTCGGCTCAGAGGCTTGTCGATTTAATGAAATATGAAATAGACAGGAGGAAAGGTTGTGGCCCTGATCACTAAAGAGGACGTAAAACTGGAACTCGGCATAAAGGACGCTGAGAACAACGATCTGATTGAGGCTGTTACTGTTGGGGTAGAAGGGTTGTACAAGGAACTTACTGGCAAGACCGTAGTAGAGCAGGCGGCACTTACGGAATATTACAACGCTTATGAGGACCAGAGCGTGGTAATTCTTAGGGGTTATCCTGTAGCCACCACTCCAGCAGTACAGATGTGGGACGATCCGGACTGGCAGTGGACCAGTGATCACCTAGTTCCGGCAGAGGACTACCGGGTGGATTATGTACACGGAGTTATATATTACAACTCCTATTTTCATGTCGGCAATCAGTCCATAAAGGTGTCCTATACGGCTGGGTACACAGAGACAGGGGCCAGTGCTATTCCTTCGGGGTCTAAGCAAATAATGGTAAGGCAAGCGGCTCACTGGTTCGAACAGGCCAAGGATCACAAATGGGATAAAGCCTCTGTGGCACAACCTCAAGGGATGGGCACTATTTCATACAAGAACTTGAAAGATAACCTATTACCAGATTTTGCTATGCTCATAGAAAGGGACTCCCGTTAGTATGGCCGAAGTGGAAATAAAATGGCGAGAAGTGGATGCGTTCATAATGGACGTGCGAAAAACCCGTAAGGGTCGAATCAAGGACGTAGTACGAGGAATGAAAGAGGCAATGATGATTTTAGATACAGAGACTCAAAAACATCTTACGGGTGGAAATCCGCTTTTTAGAGGTACGGGTAAGTTAGCTAGTTCAGTACGGGCTTCAGAGGTGAGGGTGGAGGGTACGGGAGAAGACAAGGTATACAAAGCAGAGTTTGGGGTCGTTGGGGTTCGAGGTCTTATTGAGGCACAAACAAGAAAAGGTCCTGGGTTCTATGGGCGGGTGTTGGAGTGGGGTGCTCAAACTCCAGGTCATATGGTATATCCGAAACCACCGAGGAAATTCCTCGTGTTTCGGTCCCGGTGGAAATTCCAGAAGACACGTCGAGGTGTGGATATACTCGGTACTGGTGGATACCGACTTAGGCGGGCTGTAAAGCACGGGGAAGCTACAGGTCATGTGATTTTTGCCCGGAAAGTAAAGATGAGCCCCAAGCCGTGGCTTACTCCGTCTTTTGAGAAGATGAGACCAAAAATGGAAAAGATAATCGAGTATTATGGGGGTAAGATTGTGGATGACTTAAAGAGATAATTACATAAGGGGTTCCCCTTTAGAGATCGGCCAATCTTGAAGGGGACGCAAGAAACAGAAAAGGGCAGGCAGTGCGGAGCCGCACCTTCGCATAGTCTGCCCTTTTTGTTTGCCCCATAAACACAGGACGAAAACACATGGCAGACACTACCACTTATAACAGAATGAAAGATGTTGTGGATGCGCTGATTGATCAACTCCGGAACCGTATTGACGGTTCAACGGGCTACAACAATCGGCTCAAACACAATCAGATCGTCTTGGGAGCTCGTGCTATCAACGAGCAAAGCGTGTACCCGTTCGTTTGCGTTCCTACAGTCTCTTGGGATGTCGAGCAGGTCACTGTTGACGCTAACTATATGGTGGAGTTCGAAATCGAGATCCACGGTTACGTCAAGAGTGAAGATGACGCCCTGAAAAGAGCCATGGAATTAGGGAGCGACATAGAGAGGGCAATTCGGGCGGATTCCTCTCTCGGAGAAGGGGTAATCGCTTTTCAGTTGAGGCCATGCGAGGCAGTGAGCCAAGACGAGTTTGGCGGGTGTTTACTTACTTTCACCGGCAAATATCCGATTACGCTGACTTGATAATCGGATATAAGGGAGGTTCTCACGATGGCGTTCTTTCGTGGTAAGTTGGGCGTGTGCGCTGTCGGTGCGAACACTGTCATCAATCTCACGGACTATACCTTGAATCTTGAGGGCACTGCAATCGACGTTACTTGCATTGGTAACGAGTGGAAGCAGACTGTTCAGGGGTCCAGGGGTTGGAATGGTACTATCAATGGATTCGTCGATATGGGAGACACGAACGGACAGAGGGGATTGATCGACGAAGTTTTTGCAGATGGTACGGATGGTGTTGTCGCTGACGTGCGTTTTGAGGTTGATGAGGGAACGACCGATGGCTACTTCTACGGAAGTGCCGTTATTACAGCCGTTTCTCTTAACAACCCAGGCAATGATGACGTAGTGCGGGTTTCTATGACAATGGTTGGACATGACCAGATGTACTACGTCGAGTCAAGCTAAAACTTTGGGGGGGACCTTTGGGTCCCCCTTCTTAGAGGAGGGAGAAGACAATGAAGATCAGCAAAAAGCTAGTAGGCAAGGAGATCGAAATTGGGGACGCAAAGTTCCACTTAAGACCTTTTCCATATGATGAAATTAAATATGACCGAGGAGCCGTGAACCCTATCGATGTAGAGAAGACCATGTTTATGTACTGTGTGGAGAGTTGGGAAGGGATTGAGGATCTGGATACCGGGGAAGTGTTTGAGTGCAATGAAGAAAACAAGCTCTACCTTTTTCGGTACGAGTATGCACTCCGGCAGGAACTAATCATACAGATAAATGAGTTGATGGCTTCCAAACTGGAACAGGTAAAAAACTTGTTGAGGTCGCAGAATGGGAAGGAGACCGCACAAAGCTCCAGTGCTCCAACTGCGACCAAATCTACACGAGGAAAGGCAAAGAACCCCCCTGTGACAAGTGCAAGCGACCTCGTGTAATGGGGGAAAATCTTTTGACATATGGATTGGCTAGAAAAGCCCTACCGGGAGCTATAAACGGAATGACCGGACAAATAGACTTTAATGCCATTGATCTTACAATCCGGGCCTCGGGTGTTGAGGAAGAAGATTACGAGCGTTTGTTTACAGGGGTGTTTTATTATCTTCTGTCCTATCGAACGAGTCAGTTCAACAAGCAGCCCGGACAAAAAGGAATTACCAGAACGGTGAATCCACAAGCGAAAGTTTTAGCAAAGAGGTAGCCGTACATGGCTGAAAGAAGATTGAACATACCTATCATAGTTCGAGATCAAAGCTCGGCTGCTCTGGGTCGTGTGGAGAGAAATTTCAATAATCTCCGGGGTCAGGTAGAAGACAATCATCGGAGTATGCTTCGGTGGCAGGGTGGGATCATGGGAGTGCGAACTCAACTTATGGGCCTAGCTGCTGCCGTGGGAGTTGGTTCTATTGTTGCTCTCGGCAAGAGTGTGGTAGAGACCGCAGACCGATTCGAGCGAATGCGGGATTCCTTAGACATGCTGACGAAGGGTGAAGGTACGAATTGGTTTGAAGAGTTGAATAAATGGGCCCTGAAAATGCCAATCAATACGGAACAAGCCATTGATTCCTTCAAGATGCTCCGGGCCATGGGCTTGAAGCCCACCATTGATGATATGACCACTCTGGTCGATACCGTACTAGCCCTCGGGCTACAGGCTGATGGAATGGATAGGGTTGCTAGGGCATTGGGACAAATACAGGCCAAGGGACGATTGATGGCTCAAGAGATGGATCAACTCCGAATGGCAGGTGTCCCAGTATTTGAAATTTTACAGGAGAAAATGGGTCTTACTGCTGCTCAATTAGCGGATGTAGGTAAACTCCATCTGGATGCCCAAAAAGTCATAGCTGCCGTACTGGAAGGATTGAAAGAAAGATACGGTGGGTTCTCACAAAAAATACAAAGCACTTACGGTGGACTTACAGAAACTATAAAAAACTATACGAAAGAGTTTGTCCGTCAGATTGGCACTCAGGGAGGGGTGCTGGAGGAGACGGAGAGAATACTTGGCAGACATGCAGAAGCTATGGAGAAGAGTTTTGAAACTGGATCTGCTCAGAAATGGGCTGATCTGATTGGTTCGGCGATGACATTAACAATCCGGACTGCGGATGAAGCTGCTCTCAGTATTATGAAAGTAGTCAGGTCAGTATTTGGTGTTGGAGAGGCTTTAGCAGACCTGATCACGCTTGTAGAAAATATCCCAGAAAGGACCAGAAGAGCCACGGGTAGAGTCACGGAGGAAGCTGAGAGCGAAACTTCGAAATTTATCCAAAGGATAAAGGAGGCTTTTCCTGAACTTGTTAGGGCTATGACTGTAGAGAAGACTGCTGTAACTTGGGATCTTTTAGCTAATGCTATCAGAGCAACCGAGAGTGTGACAGGTAAGCTGGTTGACAATGTTCCTGCTTGGATTCAGGCTTTTGGGGATTGGTCTAGAGAAGTGATTCTAACCTCAGACGATGCCTTCTCTACATTCATTCGTAGTGCTACTGGTGTAACAGAAGAGCTAAAGAAACAGGAATTGAAGGCAATCAACCATGCTCGGTTCCTCCGTGAATTACGGGCTAGAGAACGCGCAGAGGGTCCTTATCGCATGGCTCGTGGCGGTCCCCCAGAGGAACCAGTAGGTCCTCCACGGGAACTTTTCGAAGAGGCACAAGCCAAAGAAATAGCTGAAATAAAGGCTGCGGAGCGAAAAGCCATTCTTGAGGAGATGGAAAAACTCCGCAAGGACATGGATGAACTCACTGGCAAAACCGTCATAGAACAACTGGCCTACTGGACTAAGTACGAGCAAGACAAACTCGCCATTCTTCAGAGACACGGTTTAGCTGAACAGGAAGCGGTTACTCTGTCCGTTTATGTGCAGGAAGAAAAAGCCGAACTGCTAGACAAAGCTCTCAAGGACCAAAAAGTTAGTTACGAGCAGTTCATGGACTTCCGGGCTGGTGTAACGGAGGACTTGAAACGGCTTACACAGAGCGAGACCCAGTTCGAACTTAACGAAATACAGCGCAGATCTGAAGAACGGGAACGGGACCTGGAGGAATGGGTTCGTAAGGCAAAAGAAGAATCCGAAGAAATTCGTAAAATCATCACCTCGGCTTATGGGGGAGGAGCAGGCCGGGAAGCGGAGCGGTTTGTAGTAGCCATAGAAACCATCGAACGCATAACCCGGGAGATGGAAGGAGCCACGGAAGAGCGTAAGACAGTCCTTCAAACAGAACTGGATTCAGCTAAGTCCGTGTACTCCGAAATTGCAGAGAAGTACATAGAGTCTGAAGACAAAAAACTGGCTGCTTCTTTTAAAGGCTTGGAACAACGCACTCGGATTGTAGCTTCCGAAGGACAGGTACAGAAACAAAGTTTCCAGGCTTCCTTGGCAGAGATGGCACGATTTCAGGAGCGATTGTCCGACACCATTCAGGGCAAGCAACGGGAATATCAACAAGAAATCAACCGTATTGTAATGGATCAGTTCGAGTATCAACGATGGGCCGCAGAAAAGGCATACGAAGAACGGTTAGGATGGATAGAGAAAGAGCGGGAAGCACAGGAAGCTATCAAGCAGGAATCGCTCGGTTATCTAGACAGTGTAATATGGTCGAATGAGGAAGTTACTGCTGAACTCATTGCACAGAATCAGAAACGGTATGACGATGCTGTTGAGAAATTGCGAGAGCTGGGTGCTCAGGAGAAGGCAAGTGCGGAACTTCGGAAGGCTTTGCTGTTTGAGATTGCAGACACGGAACGGGAAGCCAATTTGCTCAAGCAACGACACACCTTGGAATATTTGGAGTGGCATCTTGAACAATTAGCCATACAGGGAGCTTCAATACGGGAACTGGAAGAAGCCCGCATTGACTGGATGATAGACAACAATGAGAACTTTTTCGAAGGAATGCGGCTAGGGTTCAAAAAAGTGGAGTGGGAATGGTCTCATTGGGGCCGTAGGGGAGCAGAGGTATCTCAGCATTTAGCCAATTCAATTAGTAATTCCATGAGTCAAGCCTTCTCTAATATTATCATGGGTACGGAAGGAGTGAATGAAGCATTTGCACGTATGGGTGAGGCAGTTATTCGCACTATTTTGGACATCATTGCCCAACTCTTGGTCGAGTGGATGATTATTCAAATGATCAAGGGTGTGGGTTCTCTACTCGGTGCATTTGGTGGAAGCGGTGGTGGTGATGTTATGGGCATGGGACAAGGAATTCCTACCATCGGGGGCACGGGTACGTTGAATCTTGGTAAGACTCCTATTCCATTGCCTAGCATAGGTGGTGGAGGTCCTTATTTTCATGAGGGAGGAATCGTCGAAGGTGGTCCCGTCACTCCTGTCCAGCATTTTCATCAAGGAGCTATGGTCTCAGGAGCTGTGCGGGTAATGCCGGATGAGGTTCCTGCCATTCTGCAAAAAGGAGAGGCGGTAATTCCAAGAGAGTCCGCCCGTAGAAATCGGGACTTGGTGAATTATTTGATTAATCCATGGAAGAAAATTAGAGACGCAAGGGACGCAGTAGCCGAAATTCGTACAGTTAGAAGTCAAGCACAAGCTGGATATGGCAGCATGACTAGAGACATATTTGAAAAAGGACGAGCTGCGGACGAACTGGTGCGGGTTGTAGCTGCGCCAACAATAAAAGAAGATTACAGACCAGTAGATGCTATGTCTGGCAGTAGTGCATTTGATCTGTCCACTGGATACAAGCATGAGGGAGCGGAACAGGAGGCCAAGGTTGGCAAGATTTCTCGTCTCCTACAACCCGAAATTGGTGGGGCTTTTGGTGGTATGGGAAATGTGTCGATGGCTTCCTTGGGAGCAATGATGGCCGCACAACAGGGGCCCATTGGTGGGGAACGAAGAAAAGAAGACGCTGGAGAACCGGCACAGGTTACGGTGAACTTGATCAATCAGACTGGAACTCAATTCCGCGCTAGAGCCGGAGAGACCCGTTACGATGGAAAAAAGCAGATTCAGGATGTGATTTTGGAATCTTTATTCACCAATCCGGAATTCAGGCAAAGTGCCCGTAAAGGGCTGGGAGTGAGGTAAAGAGAGATGGCAGACTGGCCAAGTGATCTTCCTAAAGCGGGAGCGGATTATGTAGAGACCATTCACAGACCCTCTATCCGTTCTCGTAGTGATGCCGGGTATTTGGTTTCTCGTCCCAGATGGACTGCTACAAAAAGAGAGTTCAAGTTATCGTTCAAGGGAATTGATCGTACAGCATTAGAAGAAATCATAGCTTTTTTTGATGCTTTGGGATGGGGTGGGTCGGAGTTTAATTACATAAACCCTGCCGATGCTGCTACATATGTGGTAAAGCTAATGGACGACGAAGCTGAGTTCAAATACCTAGCCAATGACGTGTACTCGGTCAACCTTACGTTCATGGAGGTGTAGTCAAGATGGGTAGGGTATTTATTGATGGATTTGAGTGTGGCCATGTACGATGCTGGGACGGTAGAAGCCATGCAGATAGGGTATATGTAGTACACAAAAATGACATTGGGGATTATGTAGGATGTGGTGCTCCGATCCGTGGAGATTTTGCTGTTGTTCTTAGATCTAATTGTTATCTAAGTTTGAACGTTAGCAAGTATCTAGTCAGTCCAACGAATGAATTATATTTCAAATTTAGATATGCCTACGACACGTTTCAGTATGGGGACACGGATAAATTCATGTTCTCCATTTGGAATACATCAGGGTATCTGAACTTATATTTACGTTTCCGTACTTCTACGAAAACTATAGAGATTGTCCGTGGTAGTGATGTAGCAGTAAGTCCTCTTGGCACCGAACTTGCCTTGGGTAGTACCGTATTGTCTCCACATACGTGGTATTTAATAGAGTTCTACGCAAAGATAGCTGATGCCGGTGCATATGAACTTAGAATAAATGGTGTTACTGATGTTTCTGGAAGTGCAGATACTATGCAACAGACTATTGGAAACATAGGATCTGTTCGATTACATAACGCATCTGTTTTTACAGTCACCGGAAGTAACGATGTGTTGTATGATGATTTTGCTATAGATGATTCTGAGTGGTGTAGCGATAGTCGGATTATAGCTATGGTTCCTAATGCCGAAGGAGACGAATCAGATTGGGATTGGGTAAACAAGGGTAGTGATACAGAGAGCTGGGAAGCAGTGGATGAGAGACCGACGGATAATGTCGATTATTGGCACACAAACACGGTAGGTAATCTTCACTCAGTACATTTAGAGCCAGCACCATCTGACCCTATGACATTAATTAATGCCGTACAGGTATGCTTGGATTCACGTAAGTCAGGAGTGCCGAATGTCCAAAATCTTGAGCATATGCTGAGGGACAACGGATGGGGAACTCCGAATCAGCTTTGTGGTGTAGATTCCCAACTGTCGGCAGATGCCAATAAGACTCTTTGTTATTGTTGGGCGCAAAACCCTGGATTAAGTATTGATTGGCTAAAATCACATTTGGCTGATTTGCAGATAGGAGTTAAGGCAAAGGCTTGACGGTGGATGACTGTATTCAAGGGATATGCTGGGGAAGTCAAACTGGATGCCGTTCATGTGGCTCAAGTAAGCCACTGGACCATAGCTACCCGGCGGGACGTGTCAGAGGATACGAAAGTTGGTTCAGATTGGAGACGCTACAAGGCCATACTGAAGGAGTTCGATGTCGAGGTACATGGTTATATCGACATGGGGGACGCCACACAACGGGCTATTATAGACGAGATTATCAGTTCTGCGGAAGATGGGTATATAGCAGCCTTGTCTTTGGATGTAGGGGTGGGGGACCGGCTCGATGTGGATGCTACCCTGACAAATGTTACAGTAGTTCATGAGGGACCTGATGGAGTTCTGGAGCTTATACTTAAATTCACTCGGGGGACTTTGGTACAACCTATTGTACGGATATACCAAGCCATCGCTCAGGTTGAATACAGGGTTGATCAGGCTCAAATACATCAAGCTCAGGCTCAGATCGCTCATACGGACATCTATGCTCACACCCGACAAGCCGTGGTGCAAGTGGAGTTCCGGGACGATAGCTACTCGTCCTCTTCGTCCTTTTCCTGTGCCTCTAGTTTTTCTTCCTATTCGAGTCTCTCCTGCGCCTCCTCGTGGTCTTCAGAGTCCTCATGTGAGAGTTCCAAGAGCTGCTGTTCGTGCAGTTCTTCATCAGCCAGCGATTGTTCAAAATCCTCTTCGTCCCTGTTTTCCGCCTCTCCGTGGGGGCCGCGTTCCTCCTCCTCGTCGTCGTCCTCTAGCTGTTCGTCTTCAAGTTACTCCTCAAGTAGCATCTCGGTATCCATCAGCCAATGTTCCAAGTCAAGTCCCAGTTCCGAATCTTTACAGTCAAAGTCTTCCAGTTCTGAGTGCTCCTGCTCATGCTGTTCATGTTCCAGTTCTTGGTCTTCCTATTCCTGTTCCTCCAGTATGTCAGTATCTCCATGGCCACTTGACTGGTCCTCCGAACCTGGATCGTACTCATCAAGTGAGTCCCAAATTTCCGTATCACCGTGGGGACCACATTCCTCGTCTTCGTCTCACTCGTACAGTTCCAAGTCGTCCATGTCCAGTTTCAGTTCATACAGCTCAATGTCGTCCATGTCCAGTTTTTCCAGTACCTCGTCTCTGTCCTGTGAGTCTAGCCTCAGCTCCTGGTGTTCGACCTCAAGTTACTCCAGCATGTCTTCAAGTCCGTCGTCATACAGCTCTCAAAGTTCCGAGTCCGTATGTTCGGCATCGAGTTTGTCGAGTACCAGTTCCGAGTCACTTTTGTCCAGTCCGTCGAGTACCAGCTCCATGTCCTCCCAGTCTTGCGAGTCGAGCGAGTCGTCGCCTTGTGATTGCTCGAAATCTAGCGAATCATCCTTCTCCTCCGTATCCAGTTCAGAATCGATGTGCTGGCGTAACGACTATTTCTCGGCTGCTAGTGTCAGTGAGACTCCCGATCCCGGTACATGGAGGATTGTGGAAAGTTACGCAGCGGGTACTCCATACATTACCAGCGGAGATAAGTTACATCTTATTCAGGGCAGCACTGCCACTGGTCCTTATGATTTGGTGGAGACAAGATTTGTTCTTACGGACGAATTCGATGTTCAAGTGGATTGGACCGGAGTTAGTCAACCAGCAGGCTCCACATGGTATTGGGATATGGGTGCTCAGGACGTTGGCCTTGGCTGCACAGTCGCACATATCCGATACGGATTTGGGTTTATTGGATTTTCTCAGAAATACAAATCCCGATTCTTGTACAGAACGGATTGTGGGGATTGGAGCTATGACGAGGAGGACAGAGGATTCACTCGTCAAAATAACGGTAAACTTAGACTCAAACGGGTCTGGAACGTTGATCATTATGATTGGACTGCGTACATCTGGACCGGCAGTGCTTGGGAACAGATCGGAAGTGAGCATACTTGCACCAGTGGAAATATCGCTATTCAACTTCGAGCGGTCAATGGAGCTTCATGGCCGAGTGGTGGATGGCCGTATTGTTCGTGGGATGCGGACAATTTCAAAATCACTATCGGATGTGAGGACACTTCTGAATACAGTTACAGTTGGAGTAGTGCATCAAGTGAATCGTCGGCTTCTGACTGCTCGAAATCTAGCGAATCGTCCTACTCTTCAGAATCCAGCTCTTGGTCACAGTGTTATCTTAACGATGATTTTACGGGTACGACCAGTGATGCTCCCGATCCTGATTTGTGGAACATATACTCTGGCTCTCCTTACATACAAAACAACAAACTACGTCTTAGCAAGGTTGGTGGTGGAGCTGGAGATGGGGTTATCACTCGTGCTATTTTCTACGGTGATTTTGATGTGCAGATTGATTTCCAGAGAGTTTCCTACTCAGAGCAGAATCAGTTTGGGTATGATTTACGGATTTATTTCCAGACAGCCGGATGCGATATGGCGGTGTGCAGATGGGGATATTGGTCAACAGAATATAGCTATACCTATTTGTATCGGTCTAGTTGTGTGTCTGGATGGAGTTATCATGACGAACAGACCGCAGGAGCCATAGATGGTAAATTGCGTATCAAGCGGTCTGGATCAAATGTGTCTGCTTATGGATGGAAGTCTGGAGCATGGGATCAAATTGGAAGCACTCAGGATTTGGGTAATACTGGATCTGTGAAAGTGAGGCTATACGCACACAATGATGGACTGGTTCCTACTTCTAGATGGTTGGCTGATAATTTTGTAGTTACTGATGGTTGTCTTAATGCTTCTCTTTCGTCAACAAGTAGTGAGTCAAGTGAGAGTGTAGAGATATGAGAAGCCCAGATGTAGCACTGATAACTGCAAAAAACAAACTGGACTCAGACGATCCGTGGCTTGTGCTGTTGCAACTGACCCATGAGGATTGGGAAATTGTGAACTATGATTCTCTGACCGATAATTTTCATGAAGGAGAGACTGTCACAGGCGGTACTTCCGGGGCCTCGGCTACTGTACATTTTGTAGTGGAACTAACTGCCACTACAGGATACCTGGTCACGGGAGACATTACAAGTGGACCGTTCCAGGACTCAGAAGATTTGGATGGAGACCATTCGGTTTCCCCTGGTTCAGGGTCCGTAACTACTCCACTTCCAACGGGAGAGGCTGTGTTTAGATATGCACGAAACAATGAATCCATCACTTACGAGACTGTACTATGGGAGAGATTCAGCTTTGAATTTGAAACTCTTGTGGACACTACCAATCAGGTGCCGAGTCTTGCACTAGCCATATCCAATGCAGACAGAATGATGGAAGGATACGTCAATAAAGGAGCAGGGTTTATCAATGATCAAGTGCGTATTCTCATCGTGTATGCCGGAGATCTGACCGCTGACCCAATAATTGATGAGCTGTTTCAGGTCAAGAGTGCTGAAATAACAGACGAAGCGATAGTATTCACTCTCGGACTCAGGAATCCACTGGTAGATCCATTTCCAAGTTTCGTATACAGCCGCAAGATATGCCGGTGGAAGTTCAAGGATTCGGATTGCGGTTACTCAGGTGGAGAGACGGAGTGTGATAAGACCATGACGGATTGCATAGCCAGAGCCAACGAGAGTAGATTTGGTGCTTTTCCAGCAATACCGGGGAGTGCTTTTGATTTCTAAAAGAACGTTACGACAACTCATGAGAACCAAATACTGTGAAGGAGCTACGGGTCCAGATCAATATGATTGCGGTGCATTTGTAAAAGCGGTGGCTACGGAGGTGTTTCATATAGATATACCAGACTTGAGGGAAATAGAAGAACGTTGCGGAGATGTCACTACAGACACCAGAAAGATTGTAGAAGTGCTATACAATGCTAATTTTCGTCCGGTAGACGATCCTGAGCCGGGAGATGTGGTAGCTATCAGCAGAATGAACAACGGCTACGTCGATCACATAGGTATGATGATTGATAATAGCAGATTTGTGCAGATGAACCGTAAAGGTCCGGAAATTACGCCTGTAAGTTCAGTGCCATACCGACGCAGAATAAAGGGTTACTACAGATGCAGAACTTGATTTCATACATGATTGTACAAAACCTTTTGGACCCTACGTCTGTAAAGACTGGAACTTATCAGGCTCTTGTGCGTTTGGATTCATTTCTAGATGAACTGTGTGGAAAAGGCACTTGGAGCAGATATACAGTACGAGTGAATAAAGTCAAAGATCCGTCTCCGAAGACCTTACTATTGCCAGGAGATCATGTCTCGGTCATTACGATGCCAGGGGCACCACTTACGATCCTTGCCATAGTGGGTGCGGTCTTAGCTATAGCTACTATTGGCTACTCTGTATATCAGTACATACAGATGAAGGCACAGATGAACAAATTGAAGGACCAGAGAAGAGATTTAGCTCCGGAGAGTTTGAGTCAGGCGTATGGATTTGATGTAAAGGAGAATTACAGATATGACGGCGAATCGATTGCCGTGTTGTTTGGAGAAACAAAACTTGGAGGTACTGTAATCAATCAGCATATTCATGGATCAGAGGAAGGTGGGAACACAGAGACACTGAAACTTATTTTGGGTGTGGCAGAAGGGGAATTGGATTCATTGGCTACTGATGGTGCAGAGGATATTTTCTTAGATGATACTCCTCTGTCTCAATTTACTGATTATGAGTATGCAGTTAAGTTAGGTGCAGCAGCAGATACCGCATTCAGTGATATGGACGAATTATATCAGCAATGGTTTCTGGATTTGCCACAGATAAAGTCTACTGGCATTTTTTTGGATTTTGAAAACAGTTCCAAAGACAACAAAGCATACAACTATCACAACTATGTAGATGGATACAGAGTGGATGACTGGGTATTGGATATGGGTACGGCCAAAAACTCCAGTGCAGCCATAACGACTGCAAGGCACAAATTCGGTTCTGCATCGTTCCGGCTAGGTCCTGGCACTCATTGTTACAATATGTATCATCGGGCTCATTATTTACATCAACCGCGTAGTGATCCATTTGCTCTGTCTTGGTGGATATGGTTGGATTCTTCTGAGTTCACTGCACTGAGCACATCACATCATTATAACCTCTTTTGGGTAAATACGGAAGGGGGTCGTATAAACGACAAAATGTGGCAAGTGCGAGTCAAAAAGTATACTTCTACTACTTTCGAGTGGAGGTTCATTGTTCTTCTTAGGGCATACGAGAATGATCCATATTATACATACACACTGGACATAAGAAGTTCGGTACAAGACATATCGGATTATGCTGGTGCTTTTCATCACATAAAATTCTGCCGAGATGGGGACTATATTGCATGGTTCAAGGACGGGGTTGATATAACAGACCGCAGTACAGAGAAATTCGTCATGAAAGATCAGAATGAAATTTGTACGATTTCCAATGGCGGTGATTTCGGTACTCAGCATTTTGTTGTTGGATCAGGGATCATTGGATTGCCATGCTGGTTGGATGAAGTGAGACTAGATGTAAGTGGAAATGTTTCTTATAAGAACTTCACTCCTCCCACTAGCTCTGAGCTGTCTGACTTGGACGATCTCGGTAGAGTGTGGCATGACGCCCGTGGAACGGCTGATCAGGTATATTTTTCATATCGGTTTCCGCAAGGATGTTACTGGAACAAGCCTTCAGGCCCAGATCGCCTGTGGTCTTTGTACAGAGAGTGGTTTGTAATGAGTGGTGGTGCTGGAGATAGTATGTATCTGTATAATCACAACATGGATACATACGCATTTTGGGAAGAGAAAAAAGTCCGGGTGGTATACGGACAGGCCACAGGTCCTCTTACTAAAACATATCGGATTCCGTTTGATTATATTACCGTGGATCATCAATCGGGAAGATTTCAATTTGGAGAAACCATAGAAGGTGGTAACAGCGGAGATATGGGAGAACTAACCGGGGTGACTGAGATAAGTGCTTCAGAACAATATATGTATCTGCGAGGAGTATCCGAGGGGGATTTCTCGGCAGGGGAGACAGTCACCGGACACACTTCTGGAGCTACAGCGACAGTAAAAGCTGGAGGCGCAGTAATTAGAAGAACCAGTTACGACACACTATGGTCGGATCGCAGATCAATGACTTGGAGCAATTCGTACTGGACAAATCTTGCTCAGTTTCATTCTGTAACAGAATGCAGAAGGTTTACTCTTATTTATCCAAGATTGGCAAAACTGTTTTTAAAGATTTCAGCACAAGGAGGTCTGACCAAAATACCACGTGTAAATGTTATTGGTGCCCGTAATGACGAGACTTTATATAGATGGACCGGATCTGCACTGACTACCATAAGCGGAACTAATAAATGCACTAACCCAGCTTGGGTTGTTTGGGAAATTTTGACAGATGGTTTTTACGACTCAGGGACTCGATACGGAAAAGGATGGGGGCGTGGTGTGCATCCAAAATATCTGGACTATACCAGCTTCAGTGCATGGGCTACCTATTGCAATACAACAGTAGATGGAGTGAAGCGGGCAAAGTTTGGCGGGGTGTTTGATGTAAAGGGTAAACGGGTATGGGACTGCTTGGATATAGCTGCCGTAGTGGGTCGAGGGCGATTGAATTTAATAGGGAACAAATACTATGTATCCATAGATCAACCTACCAGTCCTGCGAACACTCCCATTTATGTGTTCTCTGCTGGAAATACATATAACACCAGACTTACTTGGATAGATCCTGTAGACAAGCCGGACAAGATAGTAATTGAATTTCTTAACGAAGAAAACAAATACGCAAAAGACGACCGCGCCGCAGAACGTTCTGATTTTGACGAACTTACCACCACTCCAAACACAGACACCATATTCGTACCTGGCATAACAAATGCAGATCAAGCCAAACGAGAAGCTACTTTGAGATTGCAGTTAGCTAGATCGATGGAACGGAAGATAGAGTTCGAAACTGACGTCGAAGGGCTTGTAATACAGCCTGGGGATACGATTGCATTTCAGCACGAGTCAAACAAATACACCTTTGGTGGTAGAATTGTAGATCTGAACACAAGTTCTAAAACCATTACTATAGACCGGGAAATCACTTTAGATTCCTCTCTGTATTCTGGAGACTGTTACATATACATCAGACAGGCAGATGACGACGTAGTTAAATACACAATTACAGGGCCTTTCGATACATTGACGGATGAGTTTGATACTTCGGAATATCCTTATGGAGCTACTGATGATCCGTTTGCTATATATCGTTCTGCGGAGGATGAGGTACTTTACACAGTAGATGAAATAACTATTACGGATGAACAGAAGGTAAAAATAGTGGCATATAACTATGATGACAGTGCTTTCTATCATGCAGATTGGGCAAGTGGAGCAACTCCTATATAGAGAAGAGGAGGGAAATAGTAATGAATGAAGAGTTGATCGTATCCGTAGAGACAATAAAGCCAGTAAAGGAAGGAAGAAAAAAGCGTAAAAAACCGTTCATAAAAATCACTAAAGTAGTGACGGACCCAAGAGAACGGGCACATTTGGGCAGGGAGCTACGAATGCGAAAAACAAGACGAGACGGGTTTATTGCACAAAGAGAAGCAGTCCTTCTGAGACTTCGAAACCTGGAGAAGATAATTGATGGTATGGATTCGGAAATCAAAGGCTTAGAGGAGAAATTGGGGGAATAAGATATGACCAGTAAAGGCTTTTTGACGTTCGTGGCTGGAGAGACGCAAGTGCTCAAGTTTACGGTCACGTACAAGGAAGACGGCACCCCGGTGAATGTCGCTACGGGGAATACTTGCACTTTGCTGGTAAGACAGGCGGACGTAGCGAACCATTTTACGAAAACAGACGCAAGTTTCGATAAAGGACAGGGGGGTGTTGGCATTTTAAAAGTCCTGTGTACTTTCTCTACGGAGGGAATCTATGACGGTATATTTACCATTGTATTTGGAGGAGGTACGACCAAGAAACTATTGTTCGGTATTAAAGTAAAGGGGATTAACTGATTTATGAAGAAAGATGACGACAACAAGAGTACGAATCCATCTACGAATCCGCATGGCGACAATTCTAGTAATAGACTGATGCACGAAAGATGTATGAAACACCCATTTTTAGATAATCGACTTGAACGACTGGAAGATGAGAAAAAGGAATTATGGGATACTATTGGAGCATTCATGCCGAGTAAAACTATCTTGACCATACATGGAATAATCGCAGCTCTTTATACGCTGTTGTTCTCAGTATCTATAGGTCTGAATATGTCGTCTATGGATCGGGTGGAGGAAGCCCGACAGGAACGACAGAAACAAATCAAGGAGTTAGAGATTGGGCAAAGAGCACTTATTATGGAAATTGTAGAGATTAAATCAATGATGAGAAGTCATAATGAAACTATTATTGATATGAAACAAGAGCTCAAAAGTATGAAGAAAATAGCTACAACTGGATTGGGTAAAAAGTGATAAGGGAAGGATTTTAGATAGCATGGGAATGGTTTCTCAACAGGATGCGTTTCTTAAAGATGTATGTATTCTCTTAGCCAGAGTGTGGCGTAACGGATGCTTGGTTACGGGAGGGGAACTGTACCGTACCAGAGAGCAACAGGGTATTTACTATGCTTGGGGAAAAACGAAAACAATGAATTCATGTCATCTTAACCGTATGGCTGTGGATCTTCAGTTCTTTAGACCCAATGGCGAACAGATTACAGAAAGAGAGGACTTGCAGATTTTTGGGGACTATTGGGAAAGTCTCAATTCACTTAATCGTTGGGGAGGAAATTGGTCAACGTTTTATGATGGCGGACATTTTGAACGAAGGGAGGAGTAAAGAAATGGCTCTATTAGTATCAAAGATCCGGCTCATGCTAGCTGGGAAAAAGACAGTAGCCACCACGATTACTTTGGTCATCGTAGAAGCACTCAAACTGTTCGGGATCGTAAATCTGGACCCAGACATTCAAAAAGCCATCGAGACAATTCTTATGGGACTGATCGTTATTTTCATGCGTCTGGGAATTGCAAAAAACGACAAGTAAAGACACGAAAAAGTAAATGGCGCATAAAGCACAGAAGATTTTTTGCAGTAGGGTTAAGAAGCGGCTTCCAGAGTTCTTTTCTCGAAAAAGGGTATTAGATGCTGGTTCTTTGGATCTCAATGGGAACAATCGGTGGTTATTTGAGGAGGGAGAGTATATCGGGGTGGATATACAGGATGGGTGGAATGTAGATGTGGTGTCTCCCATTCATGAATATGAACCGCAAGATGGTCCCTTTGATACCATTATCTGTACCGAGGTTTTTGAGCACGATTTTTATTGGAAAGAAAGTCTACAGAGGATTGTGGAGCTTCTTAAACCCGGAGGTTTGTTTCTTTTCACTTGTGCTACGACAGGGAGGCCCATTCACAGGAAGAAGAGAAAAGAAGGGAAACTGTATAAGTACGGACTACCGGAATGGGGGAAATATTACAGGAACCTTGCGGAAGAAGACATTCGACAAGTCATAGAAGTGGAGGACGTTTTCTCTAAATACGAATTTTCTACAAGCGCAACTCCACAGGATTTGTATTTTTGGGGAATTAAAAAAGAGGAGGGAGAAAAGGGAAATGAGCAGCTCTAAGAAAAAAAGTGCAGCCAAACAGAGACGTCAGCAAAACAAAGCGATGTCCTGTCCTTTTTGTAGACCGGAAGATCGAAAGCCATTGTGGGAACGATTGCCAGACTCGCATCTAGTAGTTACGGATGCAGAAGGTAGATACCATGTACACGGCAACAAGAACTCGGCACCGCGACTTATTGAAATGGCACAAGTAGAATACGGGTTAGTATCTCCACCAGCACAGCTTTTAGACACGAAAGCTGATAGACCAATGAAAGAAACTCTGGATCGGGAAGCTGTGGTATTTCTGAACGATAAGCAAAGACTTGGGGACATATTGGCTATGACTGCTGGTGTGAGGGACTTCGCATTGATGTTTCCAAATGTGCGGCTCGGTGTGAAAACAGGTTCGGCACATATCTGGGACAATAACCCATATGTAGATCCTGGATTTCAGGAAGAATCGGCCTTCGTAAATATTGGATTAAAATGGCTTACAAACAAATCTAATCAAGTCAACTGGCACATGGTCAACTCGTTCAGGCTTAGTATGGAAATGGAATTGGGTGTGAGAATAGAGCCTGGATTTACTCGCCCGGACGTGTGGATGAGTCGGGAGGAGATCGAACGAGAGCCTATAGTAGACGGGCCCTATTGGATTATTACCACAGGTGGGGAGCCGGGATGGCCTGCAAAGATGTACCCGATGGACCGATGGCAATATGTGGTGGACCAACTCAAGGACAAAATTCAGTTCGTACAGTTGCAACTCAAAGGCGATCCGTTGCCAAAACTTAAAAATGTTGTGGACTTAGTAGGAAAGACCGAAGATCCAGAGACCGGAATCAGGGATCTTGTCAACGTGTTTTACAATTCGCAGGGTTCCGTAGGTCTGGTATCCATGCACATGCACATGAGCGCAGCCTTCGATAATGCATGTGTAGTAGTAGCCGGAGCTAGGGAACCGGCATGGTTTACGCAGTACATAGGACATAGATATTTGGATACACTCGGACTGCTTCCATGTTCTGTAAATCACGAGAAGGAGAAAGACTCTTATTTTCAAGTAGGATGTTGGAAAACCTCCTTGGAGAGTTGTCTAGAAAGACAGGAAAACAGCGGTATGAATCCAGTTTTACATGGAGAGGATGGAAAGACACCTCCATGTGTGGAGATTCTGCCGCCAGAACGAGTTGTGGAAGCAATCGAGTTTTACTATTCCAGACCTTATCCGAGATTGAAATACGGAGAGAAAGTTGCCAACCGATTTTTCAAAAACATCACAGGGGAGGAAAAAACAGTGGTCTATGTTCGTAAGCAGCCAGAGGAGAGAACCGTGGTCTATCTTACTGGAAGGGAATTGAATCTGTTGGCTTCTCTTAACTCTAAAGGAGGAGGGGAACAGTCTGCCCTGAAAATTGCTCAGGTGCTCATAGAAGCTGACTGTAAGGTTAATTTTTATCCGTGGGACAAAGTACATGAGCAGTACCAATATGTGCCTGGTGAGTTCCTTCATTCCATCGATACATATAAAAACGGTCGAATGATGAAAAGCATGAAACCAGGACTTCCGCTTCTCTTTTACGCTAATGATCAAATCTTCGACTTTGTGAAGAATCCAGAGACGTTGGAACTATTTGAGAAAAGTTCCTCGGTGGCTATAGCCATCAACTGGATGAACGGGCAACTACCCAAGGCGCAGCATTTAGCAGATACAGGCAAACTGCGGGCTGTTATTTTTCAGTGTGAGGAGAAACAGGGAGAGTTCGTCAGGGATATGATCAAGTTCCCAGAACCGTTTGATCTTGAGATTCAACCTGGAGCTATTGAGTTGGAGATATTCAGTTCTTTAAAGATACGAAAACGAGGACGAGACGAAGATCTTGTAGTGCTTAAACATTGTGTTGGGGATTACCGGAAATATGTAACAGAACGCAGTGCAAGAGGAGGAGATAAAATTCATGCGTGGCAGCGGAACATCATAAAAGAGCCGGACACAGAGTTTTATAAGCGGTTCTTGTCAGACATGAAGGGGGTACGGTTCGAGTTCATGGAAGCTCACCCTGAACTGAAGGAAGCTTTCAAAAATGAACCAAGGATGGTGTTTCATGAATGGAACTCTATGCCCGTACCGGAATTCTTGTCCAGGGGTCATGTCTACCTCTACAGAACGTCGAATATGTGGCGGGACAACTTCCCTCGGGTTGTTGGAGAAGCTCTGGCAGCAGGTTTGCCCGTTCTTACCGAGCCAAGAGACGGAACCAAGGACCGAGTGGAGCATGGAGATACCGGATTCCACTGCATAGATTATGATGGGTTCTTGTATGGATTGAAGCTTCTTAAAAGAAAAGAAGCATACAGATATGAGATGGGTCAATCGGCCAGGGAGTGGGCCAAAGAGTATCTGGACCCGAGGAATTGGGTAAATGTATTGAATGAATTATTTTTTAAAGAGGAGGGAGAAAGGGATGTCGAACGAGCCGAGAATGTCGATGCACGACTACCTGAAGTTGCACCTGCACCATGTGAACCTCACATGGTCGAACTGGACCATATACCCGACCGTCATGTTCGGGAGGAACGTGCAGTTGGGGAGTTTTGTGGTGATTGAGGACGGCTGTGTTTTAGGAGACGATGTGCTTGTAGGAAATGGTACGGTGATGAGACCGAGGACGAAGATCGGAGATAGAACAAAGATAGGGCATTCTGTGGTTTTTGAAGGGGATTCTTCTATCGGTAGTGATTGTGTAATTCAGAGTCAATGTCATGTCACTAGAGGAGTTCATCTCGGAGACAAGGTTTTTATGGCTCAAGGTGTAATGACTTCCAATGACCGTCGGATATGTCATCTTCGTCGAGAGGTGATGAATTACCAAGAAGATCCGTGCAAAATTGAAAGTGCAGTCCGTATAGGCTCCGGTGCAATTATTTTGCCTGGGGTAATTGTGGGAGAGAATTCAGTTGTGGCTGCTGGGTCGGTTGTGACTCGAAATGTCCCACCGAGGAAAGTGGTGATGGGCTCACCGGCCAGAATTGTGGCAGATGTGCCGGAGGGAGAGTGGTTGATATGATATTTATTGTTGTCACTGGCATAGGTACATGCGGAAGTAGTGCAGTGGGTGGAATTCTCTTCTACCTGGGAGTCAATATGGGAATTCGTGTTAAACCGGCTAGTGTAGTGAATCCAAAAGGATATTTTGAGGATTTGGAATATTTCGAGGCCATCCATCATCACGATCAACTCGGAATCTCTAGAAGGGAAGCTATCTATCAATGGTTTTTGAAAAGAGTAGGAGACGTTCCTCCCCTTATTCTTGGGTTAAAAGCTCCTCATTTTATTGATGTTAGTAAGATGACTATGGATGAAGTTCGAAAGGTAGTTCCTGATGTCGATGTTCGATACATTCTCGTGGAAAGGTCTTTAGAGGAGATTGCACAAAGTAAAATGATGAAATATCCAAGACCCAACCTCACGATAGACGACTACCGGGAGAAAGTCTCCCTTATAAAAAGAAAAATGGAAGCCTTCCTATTGTGGAATGAGCAGGAGGACTGTAGACCGATGCTGAGGGTATCTTATGACGACCTTCTTGCAGACAGACGAAAGGAGATCCGCAGGATAGCAGATTTTAGCCTCTTTGGCCTGCCGGATATGATCGTGGCTCGTATGACGAATGAGAACATGATCAGCAAGGCGGAAACTTTCGTGGACCCTGGACTGAAAAGATTTTTCGAACAGAAGGGGGAAGAGATATGGGAGGAAACTCGCTTCCAAGATGGTGCGTAGGTGTGAGACAGCAGAAAGAGGTCTTGAGGCACGAGATTGCTGATGTCACAACCAACGAATCACTGTTTCCGACCTTGATTGAAAGGTACAAAGCCCAGCATGTTGTGGAGGTGGGTGTGGCTCAAGGCACCCTATCCAAAAGAATGGTTATGCAATTCAAAGGAAGCCTTCTTGACTATATCTGTGTAGACCCATGGATTCCATACCCAGAATGGTCGGACAGACCATGGAAGGATTGGGAATTGTCTGCTAGTTGGTGGGAGAGGGTATATCAAAAAGTGAAGGCATGGGCAGATAAAAACCCAGAGGTAACGGTCTACCGGATGACCTCAATGGAGGCTTCTAGGAAGGTGTCAGACTGTTCGGTGAACGGCGTGTACATAGACTCAATACATGACTTTCCAAATCTCGTCTGTGATGTATGGGCTTGGCTGCCTAAGATCATACCTGGCGGATTCATCTCCGGACACGATTACGTGAGACGGTTTTCCGGACTTATTGAGGCTGTGGACATGATTTTCGGCTCTGATCTTCGTCTGGTTCATAAACTTGGCGGATCGTGGTTCGTTGCCATAGACAGTGAGGACACGAAGCAAAAATATTTGAACGTAATAAGGGAAAGGGTGGGAGAGAGTCCGGAAATTTTACTTAAGAATCCTCCAGACCTGTTCAGACAAAAAGACAAAGTGACGGCATGAAAGAGAACTCTCGTTTTAGTGAACTTTATGAACGTTGTTTTGGATTTCCGGAGGTCAATTTCTATCGACCTTGGGAAAATACGTGGGTAGCCGATGCTCTTGGTCCTCCGTCTGGGTTGTCTGTATTGGATGCTGGGGCTGGAAAATCGCCCCTTCCTCTTTTCTTGGCAGAAAACGGAGCTAGTGTCATTACGGTAGATCACGGCAGTCGTGGAGATAAGTCCAAGCAGTGGGGGTTTTTCGATTACGGTACGGTTGCTTCTGGAATTGTCAGTCACAACATGGATTTTACTAAGTTGTCTTGGGCAAAGGACGGACAGTTTGATACCGTGATCTGTCTGAGTGTGATCGAGCATATAAAGGCTTCCATGAGAATGGATGCGTGGAGAGAGTTTCATAGGATTCTTAAGTCTGAAGGCAGTCTCATACTTACGGTCGATCTCAAAGAAGATGGGTTTTGCTTGTGGAATGCCTGCCGTAGTGTACGTGTCGAACCAGATTTCGTGCATGGGGATCTTTCCCTGATGTTGAGGGAACTTCGAGGGATTGGATTCGTCTTGCAACGGTACGAACAGTGTCCGTGGAGAAACGAGAGGAAAATCCGTGTGGTTGGTATGGTTCTGAAAAAAGAGGAGGATTTAATATGAATGTTTTGTTTGGATGTGTGGCTGATAATAACCCGAAGTATTTGTCTCAGGTTCCTAGACTTGTACAATCTCTTCGGTGGTTTGGTGGAAAGCTGGCAGATGCCGAAGTTCGGGTATGTTTTGTAGAGAATATAGAGTCATCTGTCGGAGAAAAATTGACTCGACTTGGAGCTTCTCTCCATATTGTGGATCGTTTTAGCCATAAGTTTCCATATACGAACAAGATTCAGTTCTTTAAAAACTTTGACGGTTCCCTCTATGACCGGATCGTTCTGTTGGACTGCGATACCCTGATCGTGGATGATCCGTCAGAATATGTCTTCCGCGAAGGACTCCAGGCCAAAATCGCTGATATGCCAACCGTATCGCATGACGCCTTCGTGAGCCTGTTCAGTCGGCTTGGTTTGGAACTTCCTGAAAGAAAATACAACTGTACGTGTAACAGAGCCGCTACGATTTGGTATCCCAACTCGGGTGTGCTTATTTTCTCCCATGACGTTCTTGAGCCTATCGTCTCTAGGTGGCGAGAATATGGTCTTATGATAACCGGAGAACCTAGTATCATCAATTCCAGACATAAGTTCTATGATCAGGCCAGCCTAACCCTGTCCTACTGTACATCGCCCGTGCCGTATAACGAACTCGGAGCGAATATGAACTATCCCTTGCATATTGCTGCTAGATCAAAGCAGGGACGAACTCCGAATCCGTATTTAAAAGAATGTGATCCTATCATCCTGCATTACCACTATCACGTAGATGCAAGCAATGGTTACATATTGCCCTGTAAACATTTTCCGCGGGTACAGGCCCGTATAGATCGATACAATGAGCATCTGCTAAAAACGGGAGAGAGGGTTCAATGAACCCATTTCAGACAGATAAGATATACAATCATCTAGATCGGGTGGTGGAATGGCTAGAAGGCAAAAACCCGTTTGCTGTGACTATGGAACTAGACCCCACGAACATATGCAATCACAAATGTCCGGGCTGTTGCGGATTTGCAGTACCAAATGATGCAAGTCTGGATGGATACACGATGCGTAGAATTGTATGTCAAGCTGCCGTACTTGGAGTTCGGGGAATTATCTTTACTGGAGGTGGTGAGCCATTATGTAACCAAGATACTCTGGGAACGGTACACTTTATACGTCATGCTCTACAAATCCCAGTTGGATTTATCACGAACGGGTCATTGATTGACGGAAATGTAGCTAAAGTTCTTGTCGGCTCTTGCCAGTGGATACGGGTATCCATGGATGCTGGTTCTCCAGAACAACATCGCAGAACACATGGAGTTGATGATTTCTTCAGAGTAGTGGAAGGGTTGAGATTATTGGTCGATGAAAAGGATAGGACTAATTCGGACGTAACCATCGGCACGGGATATTTGACTGGAAAAGGAACTTATGACCTTGAAGATATGAAACAATTCGTCCGGGAATCCGTATGGGCTGGAGCGGATTATGCACAGTTCCGACCTTTTTTAGGAACAGATACTTATGCCAAAGCAGACCTGCACGAGTTCTCTCCTGTAGATTTTTCAGAGTTGGAGACTATGGGAAACGAGAGAACCCGTATAGTGAATTCTACTCATAAGTACAAGGTAATCAACTCCAGGCCAAGAAACGAGGATGGGGAGATTATACGGACTTATGACAAATGCTATGGGCATCAGTTTGCTACTGCGATTCAAGCTACTGGAGACCTGACCATTTGTTGTCACACTCGGGGATTGATGGAGTGTTCCCTCGGTAACATTCACAAGGACCCTCTGGCGGTGATATGGAATAGTCGCAGAAGGAAAGAGGTGACGGAGAACATAGACTTGAGCAAATGTCCCTTGCTTTGTAGGGCTGATAACTTCAATGAAATCTTGTGGCAAGTAAAGCAGCCAAAACACCACAAGGAGTTTCTGTGATGAAGATTTGCGTGAGTGGTTGGTATTTTTTCCCGGAGCTTATTCCAGTATTAGCCAAAGCCAGTCGGAGGTATCCTGTGTGTTTCGTTACCTATGCAGGTCGGGTTGCCCAGGCTTTAGAAGGAATCGGGTTGGTCAAATCTCACGGTCTGAGGCATGAAATCATCCCGGTAGCAGGGTTGGAGTTCGGTGGGTACGACTATTATTTAAAGAACTTCTGGGACCGAGAGTCCCCTGTGTTCTTCATGCACGACGACATCATAATGAAGGACCCGACCACGTTCGACGGTATTGCGGACCTGGCTTGCGATCAGGCATACGTGTTTCGGGACGTAAAAGAGGAGGAGGCCAATGGAAGGATGCACGGGCGGGGAATCTACTGTTCGAAAAAGTTTCTGGATTACATGCTGGACTATGTGTGCGAGTGCGAACATTCCAAGGACCAAGAGGATAAGCACAATACAGGCAATGTTCTTAAGGGCATGGGTCCGCACACCGGGTTCTGGTACGATCCGTTGAACGACGGGAGCCACAATCAGGGAAAGGTTCCGCTGGGACTTCGGCATTACAACTGCGGTATCTACCATTTTCAAGGAGTTCATGTCCGTCATGCCAGAAAGTACGGGCTGGATGCTGGGCACAAGGTCCACTTCTGGGATTTTGAGTCTGCCCGTAGGGGCAAGCTCGGATATGTTAGAAGAGAAGAGGTAAAGAAAGTTGCTGTACAATCTGGATAAACTATTGCCGTACATGAAACAACCGCATCTGCCCCGATTCACCGAGAAGGAGGCGGAGGAGAGGCTGGATAGAGAAAGGAGTCGTGAGTATCGGTATGATGTTTCCCTGGTCATGTCCGTGCTGGACTCGCATGAGGTCCTGAGGAGGCAGATTTTGTTTTGGTCCAAGCACGTATTCTCGGACGATCAGGACCTAAAGGGTCGGTGTCAGATCGTAGTGGCGGACGATATGTCCGACCCTCCCCTGGAGAGCGTGTTTGAGGAGAATCGTAGGGCAGTCAATTTCGACTATGTGGTGTTTCGCACGGAGAGCGAGATCCCATGGACACAGATGCTTGGGGCCAATATGGGCGCAGAGAGAGCCGAAGGCCGATACGTTCTGCACACGGCCATTGATCATATGGTGTCCAAGGAAGCTTTTCGTGCTGTGGCCGATTTCCAAGGGGACAAGATGCAATTTCGTAGGGCTTGGGGAGTCCTGGACGAGCAAGGGGACATTCTCATAGACCACGACACTTTGGTTCAGTATGGATGGAAACCATCGGATAGAGTGAAACTCCCAGACGCACAAGACCAGTACGCTATGAAAAGGTGGATATATCTAGAGATAGGTGGATACAACCCGAGGCACTTTGGACATTACTTTGGGGATGTGGAGTTCCACTGGGAGTATGCGTATTTCAGGAGACGAATGCTGGAGAAGATAGGTAGGCACAAGAGGGGACCGATGACCCATTGTTTCGCTGGGAGTATGTCGAATCCGCTCGGGCTGTTTCACAAAATGCCCAGAAAAGGTGGACATATCAAAGAATTGACTGAACAAATACGAGCAGGAAAGGCCAGAAAAGGAGGATATGGACGTGCCGCAGCCTAAAGTCACGATGATAGTACCAACACTGGATTCTCATGAAGTTTTAAGAAGACAGATTTTGTTTTGGTCTTCTATATTTGAGTTAGATGATAAACTACGGGAACAAGTTATGATTCATGTGGTAGATGACAACTCCATGCCTCCATTACATAAGCTGTTCTGGGCCATGAAAGATAAGATACATTTTAATTTTCGGGTCATTCCTACAGGATCAAATATCTGTTGGACACAGCAATTAGCCATGAATTTAGGAGTTGAAAGAGCAGAATCAGAATATGTGCTCATGACTGCTATCGATCATATCATGCCTAAAGAGGTATTCGAAGCTGCTGTGGTTTATGACGGAGACAAGATGCACTTCCCACGTAAGTACGCCGTGTTGGATGCGGAGGGCCAACTCAGGAGGGAGCCCGAGATCCTATACGAATATGGAGCCTATCCAGGAGAAGAGGAGAAGTATTTCGGAGTGCAAGACATCTATCTCATTCGTCGGTGGATCTACTTGGAACTCGGCGGGTATCAGACTAAATATTACGGGCAATACGGTGGAGACTCGGATTTTCATATGCGTTATGGAAATCTAAGAAGGGAGCAGATCGACCGTGGAGATTCAAAGCCAATAGAACGGCATCGGGTAGGTCCACTGATGTATGCCTTTCCCCATGCGAAGGAAGACAAAAAAAGGCTGTTCCACAAGTTGCCACGAAACCCAAAAAAGATGCGTGAACTTGAGCAAGCTATCCAGGAGGGACGGGCTACAAAGGGCGGGTACAAGCCGGAGAATCACCCTATATCAGACAACAGGGAGGGTGCAAGTATATGATCAATAAGATCGTATTAGTTATCTTTGGTGGAGTCATTGCCGGGATCATTGCTTTTTTGGGCATATGCAGCATATCAGAGAAAATCATGTATGACGATCAGCCGGCAGTATGGCAAGACAATCCAAACATCAAATGGAGATTTGAGAGCAATGAAAAAACTATGGATGAGTAAGATAATTGCCATTTTTGCTTGTATCTTATTGGCTGTTCCGGCTATGGCTACGATCAGTTTTTGGCCTGCGGATTCGTTGACTGGCGGCACAAGCACTTCCCTGGACGGCATAAGTGGAAACAACTTGGCAGATGGGGACGGTGGATTTGTCGTAACCACTGACGGGGATTTCTGTGTATATGTCTTGGACGCAGACTCCGGAGCCAGTGAAACCAGCGAATCGCCATGTCCACAGATAATAGATGTTGATACGGACGGTACTTGTGGAGCAAATTGCCGTTGGGTATTACTTAATGTCAATGGGGACGATTTGAGTTCCTTACCAAGTGCAGATCCTACAGTTACACTCAGGGATTCAGACAATGATGCGGGCACCGGAAAAGTCTATGCGAATAGTTCGGGTGGTACGAACGACATTATTATGTATTTAGGTGTGGAGGATAGTGGGGGAGAAAATCAGACTTATGTGGAGCTTGACGGTGTTTCCGAGACAGTTGATAGCATAAAGCCTTTTAATGCCACTGCCGGAGCTACCGTTTCAAGTGCTTTTACGGCTACAGGACTTGTCGGTGACGAAGATTTGCAGAGTGAAGATTTTGGAGATTTTACGTGTTCGGGGGAGGATGCCTGTGTATTGGACAATATCGTTACATCTGCCTTTTGGTCTGGAGCCGGTATTGTGGCCGATGGTACACAGTGCGCTAATCCTGCAAAAGTGACCATAAACTCTGGACCTGTACAGTACACGATAAAATGTGCTGATAATGACGGCTCATCCATGTATGGACACATTATCATGCCTGATTCGTGGAATGCTGGTACTGTGACTTTTGAATTGGAATATTTGCAAACTGCTGCGGATACGGCAGCTCTGCATTCTGATGTTTGTTGTCAATGTCGAGGGGCTACAGAAGTGCCAAGTTCCACATGGGGATCGGAGGTGGCTATAGACGATACGAACGTAACAGGTTCAAATGGAGTGGATCATACAACCTCCGATGTCGTAACTTGTGCAGGTACCTGTGCGGCTGGGGATAGTCTGTGGTGGAGAGTGCAGTTAGATGCAGGCGGTACAACCACGGCAGTAGCTACTTTGCACTTCTTGGGTATGAAGATGGAATATACAACCACGGTGGGAGATTAGAAAATGAGGAGGATGGACACATGAAATCAACATACATATTTATCTTGGCTTTCCTTTGCATACCGTTGGTTTCAGGTTGTACGGAGTCCGAGGCGTGGATCAATCCAGTGATTGTAGGTGGAGCTATGGAGGCACCTGCTTATGTTTTTTCGGATGATTTCAACCGTAGTAATAGTGCAACTGTTGGAGGGCCTTGGGATTCCGAGACAGAGGAGGGAACATCAACTATTAGTATATTGAACAATCAGATGCGTATTACTTATAACAGTACATCTGGAGCTTGGATTGAAGAGGATTTGGGGGGTGATCAAACAGATAGTTGGATATATTTTACTTGGGAGGCTAATCGAGAAGGTTCATTAGGAGCTGATAAATATATCTATCATGTAGAGACTTTTGATAATTCTGATGTTCTGCAATATAGTGTTCGTGCGATTTCAAATGCCAGTCAAAACTGGCGGGGTTTTCGCATGGTCTCAGCACAAGGGACGAATCCATATTATTATCCTGCTGACATTTCTACTGCAACAGAATATCCGATTGCAGTCCATTACAAGATAGGAGTTTCGGATGGCGCTGTTCAGTTGTTTGTTTACGATGGATCTTGGCAATCAGGCACTGGCAATTCTAACTCCTTGAATACTTCTAGTTATAATGGTGTTGATGAAATAGAGTTTGGTGTTACTACAACGGCTACCGTAAGTGATACAAGTTTGCTTATCGATTTAGATGATTTCATATTCGATGATTCTGACCCGAGGTGAAATATGAGTAAATGTTTGATTAGATATTCCTTTTTACTTTTATATTGGATTTTCATATCAAATGTATGTGCATCGACTTGGTATTGTGATCTTGATGCGGTTTCCAATGGGGATGGAAGCATGGGTGATCCATGGAATACTCTATCAAACATGAAAACAGGATGTGATTCTGGATGTAACGCAAGTGGTGATATTATCAATATCAAGGGCTCAGAAACCATATCCGGAACTTTCTATTGGGATATTTCGAAGAATGTTACGCTACAATTATGGTCTGGGAATAGTTGCACCATAACTGCCTCTGGGTCTGGTGATGGTTTCCGTATCGATAGTGGAGGTATGCTAATAGATTCATTGGCTTTTACAAGTTCTGGTGCAAGGACTACATCTGACCCGATTATACAAATAGAGATAGCGTCTACAATTTCTAATTGTACTATAAACAATTATGATGGTCCAGGTATATATGTGGGCGGTGGTAGTGGTAGTGTTATAGATAGTAATACCATTACTAACGCAATAGGTGGATATGGTGAACATGGAGTCTGGACGGATGCGGCATCCACGATAATACGATATAACTATATTGCCAATATGAATGACGCATCGAATTGTATTTTTGTTCAAGAGGGTGCTGATAATAGTGAAATATATGGCAATTATTTGGAAGCAAATGCAGAGAAGTCAGATGTTATTGTTAGAGGATCTTCCAATAGCGATTTATCTGGAGTGAGAGTATATAATAACTTTTTTGCAGGGGCTAATTATGTATCTGGCATAGATATTGAGGGTTCGGAAGGCGTATATAATGTTGAAGATCTACAAGTGTACAATAATATTTTCACTACAACAAAAAACACATCTGCCAGCAAAGCCGATTGGCGGCTTGTGATTCGAATTCATCAGCCTGGTGCATCCAGCGGAACTCCAGTTAGAATTTACAATAATACGATCTGTATGAAAGGTTCCGATACAAGTAGTGAGTTGATGAAAGCCGGGTTGGGATTTGTTACTGGATCATATTCGACTGGTTATGTAGAGATCAAAAATAATATCATTCGAGTCGAAGATACGGACGCTAATGGTTATGTGTATTGTGTGTACGAGGATTGTTCTAGCGAAGACATGGCTAATGTTACGGACGATTACAATTATTTCTATAATGCTGGCAGTGGAGAATCTGGCAATATCATCAGCGGGTCCGATTATTCAACCGGTACCTATACCGTGACAGGCACAGATCCTCAATTACATACTCCCTGCTCAATTCTTTTTCCTCAATCAACGGCACCAACTATAAATGCCGGGACATCATTGAGTTCGTATTTTACTATTGGTATTGGTATGAATGCTACTTGGCCTGTTCCAGATCTTGTTACTAGACCCCAGGGTTCTGATTGGGACATCGGCGCATATGAATATGAAGGGCTGACAAATATTTTTGGCACTTCTGTATCTGGAGGTACGATACAGTGATTTGGCTGATCGGTGTCCAGCAGCGCAATGAAATAGGAGGTCAGTTGTAGTATTTAGATAGAATTAGCGAAGTCACACGCACAGTACCATAAAAGAGGAGGGGCCTTGTGCGGGGTGTCCGTACCGAATGTCTGAGGGAGTTTAGACCTTGGCCGACGAAATCAGAAGACCACAGAGTCATGCGGACAGTAGCGGGTGGACCAATCCGACGCAGTGTTACAATGCTAATGACGCGGATTATGGCTATGACAATATTGATAACGACTATACTCCTGCTATACGCTTTTACAACTGGGCTGCGGCCTCCGCCTCATACTCAGCCCTTACCTTGTATGTCAAGTGGTCCACGGATGTTGGAACTGGTAACGACAAGTGGTGTATTGAGTTTTCTACAAATGGCGGTGGTGCATGGAACAAAATTACTAACACTCCGCAAGGAAATTACTCAAACGATTCCGCCAACCGTGCCACAACCGCAGAAACCGTAACAGAAACCCTCTCAGCAAGTCAGGATCTTTCCCAACTACAAGTAAGAATTACTTTTGACCTAATCGGTCCTGCCGATCCTGTAGATATTCGCATATGGGACGTTCGCACAGTCGGTACTTTGGAGGAGAGTTCCGAGTCCTCGCTGTCGTCCTTATCGTCCCTGTCGTCCCTGTCCTCCCTATCCTCTCTGTCGTCCGAGTCAAGTTTTTCGAGTACGTCTTCATATTCGTCCCTCTCTTCCGAGAGCGTATGCTCAGAATCTAGCCTATCGTCCCTGAGCAGTACCTCATCCCAATCTTCCGAGTCCGTCTGCTCCGAGTCGAGCCTATCGTCCCTGAGCAGTACCTCTAGCCTTTCCTCCCAATCTTCGGAGTCCGTGTGTTCGGAGTCCAGCCTGTCTAGTCTGAGTTGCCTTTCGTCTTGGTCCTCATATTCTTCTCAGATAATCGGTACAGTCTGCTGGGGTCATAGTACGGCAGTAGCAGAGGACCACAAGAGAACCTTTTCAGATCATTGGACGGGTGACGGAGTGGTTAGTGGCTCTGGGGACGGAGAGACTCTTTCTCTGTTGGTAGTTTCAGATGAGGGAATATCTGAGACATGGTATTTGGGCTCTGGTGTGGTAGTAGTCAGCCTTGATAAATATGGTGGTGGTGGAAGTGGTCCAACTCCGACGATCTACTACAAAACTGGCACTACGGCAGCAAACTGTGAGGCTGACACTTGGCATGAGTACGGAACAAAGTTCACAAGTACCGGATTTATAAAGATACGTCTGGTCAAGTAAGAAGGAGGGATTGAGTTATGGCTGACTTGTTCGACAGGCTTTTCCCAGAGGATATGGAGCCCAATATTGCTGTTCATGCGTTCGCCGCCGCCATTATAGACTACATGGCCGGACAGACCACACGGGCTCAGATCATAGCCTATTGGTCTTTGGATACGGAGGCACAGGCTGATCTTAATGCGCTTTGTGATGCCATTGACGCATTGGGAACGAAGGCCGACAAGATACAGTTTGCCTTGGAGTTCGATGCCGTAATGCTCATGGCTGCACATGGAGCCAAATATACAACTAAAACTGCATTCAAAACAAGGCTGGGGATTTAATGGCCATTGATGTCAAAATAACCCGGTTTGCTACAAATAAGGGTGGGGGTGCCACTGGAACCCAGGATGTCACGATCTCTGGTTTTGGCACTCCTGATGCTGTCTTGTTTATTTGGGGTAAGGATACGCTTACCGCTGACGGTACGGTAGATCATGCCAGCATAGGCTATGGCGTCACGGACATGGGCAGCAATGAGTGGTCTTTGACTATCGATGCAGAGCATGGTCAAGGTACAAGTGATACTTACCGGCAATCGATAGATAGTTCTTGTATATCCATCAGTGATGGCACTGGGCAATGGAAGGCCGCTGCGAGTTATGATTCCGGTATTACCGACGGCGTGAGAATTAGTTGGGATGCGACCCACGCTACTTATGTAGCTGGTACGTTGGTAACTGCTGTATTCTTTAGTGGTTTGAATAACGTAGCAGTCGGTAACATAGCTATACATGCTACACAAGACAGCTATGTATCTGTTAATGTTGGGTTCAGACCAGATGTCGTTATCTGTGGTAACATACTATATCCGGCAGTGGATACACCCGGATATATAGCTAATGCCACTCTAGGCCTTGCCTTTGCAGTGGATGACGGCTCTGATTCACAAATGGTCTTGCAGCACAGCGCAAAGGACGCAGAAGACACCACGATAAACAACACAAGAGCCACAACCAGTCCTGGCAGAATTTACGATCAGACTTTTAATGATGCTTCTCCGTATACCGCAGAACTCGATAACTTTAATTCAAATGGATTCGATATATACACAAGGGGAGGTGATTCTGCATCTCAGTATGTGTTCTATCTTGCCTTAGACATTGGCTCTGATTATAAGAAGGTCTTACAAACACAGCCGCCAACTTCCACTGGTGACGACTCACAAACTGGTGTTGGTTTTAAGCCTATCTTCGTGATGCAGGGTCTTGCGTCTCTAACTGCATACGACTATTTAGCCACTGGTGTATATTCTGGAGTTTTTGGTATATCCGTCTTTGACCATTACGGAGGTGAATATTGCCACGCTATTGCAGACGAAGACGATCAGGACACTAGTGATACACAATCTGGCTGTGAAAATAGAGCCGTATATTTGCATGAGAACGATGGCACTCTTATACATGCCGCTGATTTTGTCAGCATGGATTCTGATGGATGGACACTCAACTATACAACCGCAAGCGCAACGGAGCGCAAGTGGATTGCACTGGCTCTGGGGAATGAAACCACGGTTATTGATGACGTTACGGTGGAGTTCTCTTCGTATTCGTCAGCGTCCAGTATGTCATGCACATCGTCGATTTCCTCAGGTTCGAGCCAATCTTCAGAGTCTGTGTGCTCGGTTTCCAGCCTGTCATCCCTGAGTTGCGAGAGCTCACTCTCATCAGAATCGATCTGCTCAGAATCTAGCCTATCATCTCTGAGCTGTACCTCGTCCCATTCTTCCGAGTCATCCGAGAGCGTGTGTTCTGAGTCGAGCTGGTCTAGCCTGTCCAGTCTCAGTTCCCTATCCTCATATTCTTCTGAGAGTGTGTGCTCTGAATCTAGCCCATCATCCTTAAGTAGCCTATCCTCCGCATCCTCGGAGAGTGTCTGTTCGGAATCGAGTCTCTCCAGCCCCTCGTGTCAAAGTTCCATGTCCTCGGAGAGTGTATGCTCAACTTCCAGCTTGTCAAGTTATTCATCGTATAGTGGTGCCATTGCTGAGAGCATTGTATGGAGAGATCGGGAGAGCATCATTTGGAGGGACCGGGAGAGTATTGTATGGTGGCCCGAATCAATTCTCAGTGTATCCAGCCAGTCCAGTCTTTCCAGTTTTTCGTGCATCTCATCTGAGTCGTCAGAATCTATCTGCTCGGAATCCAGTTGGAGTAGCCTAAGCTCAGAAAGTTCAGGGTCGTGTTTCTCCAGTCTCTCGTCACTATCGTCCGAGTCAGTTTGTTCAACCTCTAGCCTGTCATCTCATAGTAGTGCCTCGTCATTCTCGTCACTGTCATCCGAGTCAGTTTGTTCCGAATCCAGTCCATCGAGTTTGAGTTGTCTCTCGTCCTGGTCTTCCGAAAGCCTGTGCTCGGCTTCTTCACTTTCCAGCCTCTCGTCCTTGTCTTGCGTTTCCTCCCGTTCCTCGGAGAGTGTATGCTCGGAGTCAAGTTACTCCTCGTTGAGTTGTACCTCATCGGCTTCTTCGGAGTCTGTCTGCTCGACCTCCTCTTACTCTTGTGTCTCCTCCTATTCCTCGACCTCCTCGACCTCCTGTACCTCGTCCTATTCTTCCGAGTCATCGGTCTCCTGCCAGTCGTCCGAGTCTTCCAGCTCCTTGCAGTGTGATACTTTCACAGAACGATTCGAATACACAAGCACTCCTGGGTACGATGAATCGGGTTGGTTGGAAAACCTAACAACAGGAACGATTGACGAGAATGCTGATCCAGCAGATGTGGGCAGTCCGCCTGGGTGGGGTAGTGAATGTCTAAAGATAATTGCTCCTGATAATGAATTAACCAATGCTTTTAATACTGGGCAATTTGACTTAGCCGATTTCTATTATAGTTTTGAGGTGATTTTTACTGATCTGTCAGAATTTATCAGTGGGGATCAAGCAACCGTCGGCCTTATAACGGACAATGCTGGGGGGTATCTCTGGGGTCTTGTCATTTGGCATGATGGAAGCAAGGTCATCTTCAGGGTATGGGACTACTCCCAGAGTAAGACCGTCAGGGATAACAGGGATACAAATGTAACAGTTGTTGAGGATAAGCGTTATGTAATTCAAGTGAAGTGGTTATCTTCAACAAATGAGTGGGCATGGCGAATAAACAATGTCGATCAAATAAACAATGTAGACACTGAATACCCAATTACTTCAGAAGGAACCCTTGGCGGTACACACAGTGAGAATTTTAAGGCTATAGACCTTGGTTCCCACGACTGGTTTGGTGATACCAAAGGCTATACGGCGTACTTCGACAATGTTCTGGTAGATGTTTGCGATTGGGAATCCTACAGCTCAACCTCCTCGGTAAGTTCCACCTCTTCCTACTCTTCGGAATCTTCAACCTCATCCGAATCCAGCACCTCCAGTGCCTCTTGCATTTCCTCTTGGTCTTCGGAATCTGTTGAGTCAGCCTCCTCCACGTCCAGTCTGTCCTCGTTAAGTTGTACCAGCTCGCAGTCCTCGGAGTCGGTCTGCTCGGCGTCCAGTTATTCGTCCCTGTCATGCACTTCTTCTGAATCTTCAGAGTCTGTCTGCTCGGAATCTTCGTTGTCAAGTTTTAGCTGCATTTCATCGCTATCTTCGTATTCTTCCGAATCGATTTGCTCTGAGTCATCACTGTCAAGCCTCTCATGTGCAAGTTCTTGGAGTTCGGAGTCTGTCTGCTCGGAATCTTCGTTATCAAGCTATAGCTGCATCAGCTCCCGTTCTTCGCTGTCCTCAGAGTCGGTGTGCTCTACATCGAGTTTTTCAAGTCTATCCTCCCATTCTTCGCTGTCCTCGGAATCGGTATGCTCCGAATCCAGTTTGTCGAGTCTCTCATCCACAAGTTGCCTGAGTTCTTGGTCCTCGGAGTCGGTGTGCTCCGAGTCCAGTTGGTCAAGTCTATCCTGTGTCTCGTCCTTCTCTTCGGAGAGTATATGTTCCGAGTCTAGTCTATCTTGTGAGTCGAGTTTTAGCTCCTCCAGTCAGGAGAGCAAATCTTCACCTTCCAGCTTGTCGAGCCTGAGCTGCATTTCTTCCTGGTCATCGGAGTCGATATGCTCGGAATCTTCGCTTTCAAGTCTCTCGTGCCTGAGTTCCTGGTCTTCAGAATCGGTATGCTCGGAGTCCTCGCTATCAAGTTTGTCCTCGCAGAGCTGTACCTCGTCCTTCTCCAGCCCCTCGTCCCTGAGTAGCCCCAGCTCAATATCGTCCGAATCAATTTGCTCGGAATCCTCATTTTCCAGCCTCTCATCTCTGAGTTGTGCGAGCTCCTGGTCCTCAGAGTCCGTATGTTCCGAGTCGAGCCTGTCCAGTCTATCCTGTACGTCCAGCCTGTCCAGCCTTTCATCCGAGTCGGTATGCTCGGAGTCGAGTTATAGCTCGCTGAGTTGCCAGAGTTCACTATCTTCAGAATCAATCTGCTCTGAATCTTCACTGTCAAGCCATAGCTGCGCCAGTTCCCGTTCTTCCCTCTCATCCGAGAGTGTATGCTCTGAGTCGAGCTGGTCTTGTGAGTCGAGTTTTAGTTCATCTAGCCAGGAGAGCAAATCTTCACCTTCCAGCCTTTCATCGTTCAGTTGTCTGTCCTCCTGGTCCTCAGAATCCGTGTGTTCTGAGTCAAGCCTGTCGTCCCTGAGTTGTGCCTCCAGCCTCTCTTCTGAGTCGGTTTGCTCCGAGTCAAGCCACTCCAGCCTTTCCTCCCATAGCAGCCTGAGTTCCCAGTCCTCGGAAAGTATCTGCTCCGAGTCGTCCCACTCTAGCCTTTCCAGTCTATCCTGCGAAAGTTCCCGGTCATCGGAGAGCGTATGCTCCGAGTCAAGCCTTTCGAGCCTCTCTTGCGAAAGTTCCCAGTCCTCGGAGTCGGTGTGCTCTGAGTCTAGCTGGTCGAGCCTCTCCTGTGCCTCGTCCCTCTCCTCGCTCTCGTCCCTCTCGTCCTGGTCTTCGGAGTCCATGTGCTCCGCATCCAGTTTTTCAAGCCTCTCCTGTACCAGTTCTCTGAGCAGCCTGTCGTCCATCTCTAGCCCATCCTCCTCATGCCTGTCCTGTGCAAGTTCTTGGTCCAGTTTTTCGAGTCTGTCATGCGAGTCCAGTTGGTCGAGTTCTAGCGAGTGCTCGAAGTCAAGCTCTAGCTGCACGAGTTCAATTAGCTGGATGGCTCAAAGGGTGGATATTGAGGTGGATATACATTCGGAGATGGCCATAGATCCAGACATACATGAGGAAATGGTTATAGATCCAGAGAACTGATTCAGATAATCGTCGTTTCTATCATCGTCCCCCTCGTTAGATGATTCCGAAGACTGAGAGGACTGGGAGGATTAGGAACAAAACTTGGGAGGGACTGGAGGGGATGAAATGTAAACACCACAACATCATAAAATCACATAATAGCGGTGTTTACATGATTTTCCGTCAGGGAGGGGGTATAGCGCTAGAGAGAGGGGGATGAATATTTAATGGAAATATTTAGGACCCAAGATTTCCCTTTTCCAGGTCCCCTACCCTTTTTTTGAGTTCTCTGATTTCGGAGAGCAGGTCAGCAATTTCTGGCAATTCATCAAAATCTAATTCTCCTGAAAGAATCGAACGTATTTCGACCTTTTGCCCGGTAAGAAGCCATATAGCCTTTTCCAAGTCCCAGTAGAGGAGCTTCAAAACATATTGAAGAGACAGAGCCCCTTGTCCGGTCTTCAGTTTGCTCAAAGAATCTGCTGGAATTCCAGTAACTTTGGAAAAGGCCCTCCATTTACCCCCATATTTGCTGTTTACCAATGCGATTAATCGTTCTCGAAATCCCTGTAATTCAGGGTAGTTAAAAAATATTTTGGCTATTTTCGATTTTTTTCTTGACATACCATCCGAAATTTCCGATACTGTGTAAAAAAGGGATAAAAGTAGACAAAATGGGGAAAACAGTATGACACATGCTAGGAGCAAAGAAAAGCAAAATTCAAAACCAGATTGGCTCAGTACGGGTAAGGTAGCTAGGATGACGGGTACATGTAGTGCCTCGGTGCGACTGTGGACCAAACATCTACCTGCAAAGTTCGTAAAGCGCACTCCTGGAAACCATTATCGGATTCACCGAAATGGGTTAGATTTCATGTTGAGGCTCAACTCTTATCTTAAACCCTTGGAAAATGGCGAGAAAGCAGAGTTTGATTTTGATATTGGTCAAGAGAAGGCTGACGACTGAGGTGGCATGGCGGAGAACCGTACATCGGTGCTGAGACTGAGAATCCACGATCACATCAAGAGTGCTTTATGGGAACTAGCGGACGAAAACTGTCAGGAAATTCAAGAGGTTGCGTATCAACTACTGCTCGATGGGCTCAAAATGAAGATAGTCAGGCGATCTCATTTACAGGATAAAAAATTTTTTAGCCATCTCCAAGGGAAATCTGAGTAATTATTTGAAATTCTGGGGACCTGAGTGGCCGTAGAGCACACGTACATTTCTAAAAACGGACTGATTACAAGGCGATTGACCCCACTCCAGGCGATACGGCAGAAGTGCCTGAATTGCTGTTGCTGGAAACTGGCAGAAGTGAAAATGTGCAAAATTACGGACTGTGCCCTTTATCCATTCAGGGCTGGCACAGATCCCGGGCGACATGGCTCTAAAATACCCTCTAATTTTTCAAAAACAGGGTCGTAGCACGGTTTTTTGAACAATTAAGAGAATAAAGGTACTTGGATATGGGTCCAGAAAAGATTGATCAAAAAAACGCCTCTTTTAAAGATCGGTTTTTGACAGTTACGGAAGCCGCGAGAGTGCTTAACTGCCCGAAAGATCGGCTTTATCGGAACTGGCGGAAGTGGAAAATCGGTACGAAAGCATTAGGAGACCTACGTATTGATATGCTCAGAGTCCATCAAATGCTGGAGGGAGGCATTGATGGTAGCAGCCCAATACAAGGACAAGAGGAAGAAGAAAAGGCAGTGGTTTTACAGGTTTACGAGGGCCGGTCAGCTTTATCAGGGCCACGGATACGACACCCGGGAAGACGCACAGGAGGCCGAGGTATTAAAAAGGCGGGAACTTGCAGGTCTAACTCAGAAGACCCAAATCGCCACGGATTTCTTGACTGTCCTTAACGCCTACACAGACCACTGCAAGCGAGCCACAAGTGATGCACACCTGTCTTGGGTACTGTCTCGTGGTAGGCGATATTTTCAAGGTCTGCACAAAAAGAACGTCACAGAGATGACCCCCGCTTTTGCCCGAAAACAGCTTAGAGAGTGGGATCTGCAAGCTTCCCGCAAGACTGTCAATCGGAACTTGGAATTTTGGAAGATCGTACTCAATTTCGCAGAATCCGAGGAACTCATACCCTTTAATCCTATCCGTAAGGTCAAGGGTCTACCCGAGGAAAAATCCATCCCATACGTCCCGCCTGCTGAAGATGTGCTCAAGATTCGTATGTTGGCCAGTCCAACAGTTACGCAGATGATTGATATGGTTACGAAAACAGGTATCAGAAAGGGTGAAATGCTCAATATGCAGTGGAAGGACGTGGATCTTTCTCGAAGGATATTCACCGTATATCATCGTAAAGCCAAGGGCGGACATCTAGTTCCGAGGCCTCTGGCCATTACCGACGACTTGATGACCAATTTCCAGTTTCTAAAGTCACGAAAGCGAAATACTTGGCTTTGGACCGACGAGCACGGCAAAAGGTACGTGAAGATGGGAATGACCCTGCCCTATCTTTGCGACAAGGCTGGTATCAAGCGATTCAACTGGCACGCGTTGAGACATTTTGCTAGTCACCTGATGCTCTCTCGTGGGGCGTCCTTGGAACAAGTACGTCGGCAGTTGGGTCATGAGCGGTCCACTACGACAGACCGATACATGAGACAATTACGTGGTCCGGACTTGGAGACGGCTAGGTTTCTGGAGGAACCATTGAAAATCAAAAGGGAGGGAAAATCATGGGAAGAGACATAAGCAAAAAGCAATTCGATGAAGCGTGTAAAAGACATGGTTTTACTACTCATGGATTTCTTGGTTATTACAACATTGGATATGGAACAGAAGTATCTATTCTAAATGCTGGAATTAGAAAAAGAGATCAACTTGCATATCTTATCCAGCAAAAAGATAAGGCCAAAAAGAGGAATAAATTGTCGGATCATACGTAGATTGTACGCAATTCGGAGCACACATGAAGGATTGGCTTTCTAAATGGCTTGAAAACATGATGTTTTTTGCTTATCCCGATTATATGATACTTGACGCAGCCTCATATTTAAACTCCAACCATATACAAAAGTTCCCCAAAATATACAACAAAAACTACTCACTGTCTACTAAACCTTTGCATCTCATTGTACGGTTTTGGGGCTTTTGGGCAGAAATGTGTACGCAGATTGTACGTAAAACAAAAGAGGAGGACAAATCATGGGCTATGTAATGGTTACAGGTTACTGTGTTTGTTGTAATAAACTTTTCTCTTTTAATCCAAACAAGGTCCCCTCCATAAGGATAGATGGAAGCCGAGAACCTATCTGCAAGATTTGTGTCGACCGTGTGAATCCAACCCGCAAGAAACATGGTCTTGACCCTATCGTACCTTTACCGGATGCCTATGAGCCTGCTGACGAAAACGAGGTGAATTGGTAATCGTCACATACAGAAAACAGAGGGAGAAGACAATGGCTGTATTACTAAATGCAAAACAGGCCGCAGCCATCATCGATTGCAGTCCTGACGATATGTACATCTATCAGCGCAAGGGTTGGATCAAGGGTATACAGGTGGGAACGAGTCTGCGGTATTGGCGATGGAGAAGAGCAGATGTGTGTCATCTAGCCAAAAAACTTTCAAAACTTCTAGACAATACGGATACGGCAAGATGATCAGAAAACACAAGAAGAAGGAAAAACAACTAACTGGTGAACGAGGAGGAGCTGTGGAGCCACTTAAAATACAGGGCATAGGACCGGGAGAATTCTTAAACAATCCGTATTGTCCCATGTGTGCGAAGCGTATTGACATATCAAACAAACGCATATCAGTACGTATATATCGAGGCCCTTATTTGGACTTTTGTTATCAATGTTTCAAGCGTAAGCAAAAATCTCTAGTAAGATAAATCATGAAAATACTGTTCTGGTGTCCTTATTGTAAATCAGTTTGGGGCTGGACGATTGAAGAGGGTCCTAATTATCGAACAAGAGAAGTAGAACTCATATGTGAAACCTGTATTGGTGCATGGGAACAGGACACTGACCAAAAGGAGGTTGTAACCAATGGCATGGCTAAAGTTCAATGATGGGATCTCGTTCAATCTAGACGGTCCCGTCCGAGTTGAGTGCAGGGTAGATGGATTCTATGTCGTCGGTGGAGGAATGCTCTGCCCAGTGGAGACGGTTGAAGAGGCGCAGGAGCTGATCGGAGAGCTGGAGAATGCGACTGAATCGATTGTGACGGATGGTCCAATATGAAGCGCAAACGTAAGGAATGGCCCAAGGAAAAATGCTTGTCTGAATGTATGTATCGCAGCAATGGTCGTTGCACTATGTATGACCCTGCCAAACTGAAGGGATTATGTGCCTTGGGTGTTTACTCGGCAAGCAGAATAGCCAAACTGCCAGAAATGGAACGGCTAGTAGAAGAGATGGAAAGATTGATGGTGGACGGTGAAGACTTGTTAGCAGATATGCGAAAAGCCTGTCTGCAATATGACTAGGGATAGAGCCTGCAATGGGAAAATACAAGATATTTTTAGAAACAAAACAACAAAGAGCGAACAATACTGGCTTTGATGTCTCAGAATCATGTTTGCCAGACATTTTATATGATTTTCAGAAAGCTCTGGTTATTTGGGCATTAAAAAAAGGTCGGTCTGCTATTTTTGCTGATTGTGGTCTTGGCAAAACATTTATGCAGTTAGCATGGGCGGATCAGATTATCAGAAAAACAAACAAAAGAATCATCATATTAACTCCGCTTGCAGTATCATTTCAAACGCTACAAGAAGCTGAAAAACTTGGTATTGAAGCTGTTATAAGACGAAAAGGAATATCTTCACAAGATCATTTGGTTATTACCAATTATGAACGCCTGCATTATTTTGATCGTAATGATTTCAATGGTGTGATTTGTGATGAGAGTTCTATATTAAAAAATTATGATGGACAGACTCGAAAAGCCATAACTACATTTATGCAGAAAATGCCTTATAGACTTTTATGTACTGCAACAGCAGCCCCAAATGATTATATCGAACTTGGCACATCTAGCGAAGCTCTTGGAGAAATGGGCTTTGCCGATATGCTTTCAATGTTCTTTAAAAAAACCGAAAAAACATTATCTAGGAAAGATGAACATAGAGCAGGGATATATAGATTTAGAGGACACGCAAAAAAACATTTCTGGCATTGGGTATGTTCTTGGGCAAGGGCTTTACGAAAACCCTCCGATCTCGGCTTTTGTGATAATCAATTTAAATTACCTCCATTATTAATCAAACAACACCTCGTCTCCAACAACCATATTCCTGAAGATATGCTTTTTCATTTGCCTGCCATAAATCTACATGACCAACGAAGGGAACTTAGGCAGACTTTAAATGAACGGTGCGAATTAGCAGCTGAGTTAATTATGAAACATGATGCACCCGCCATAGCATGGTGTCATCTCAATGATGAAGGTCATCTTTTAGAGCGGTTGATACCAGGAGGTGTTGAAGTAGAAGGCAAAGATTCCAATGAATATAAAGAGGACGTTTTCCTGGCATTTCTTCGCAAGGATATACGTGTACTTATAAGTAAACCAACAATAGCTGGTTTCGGATTGAATTTGCAACACTGTAGTCATCAAACATTTTTCCCTTCTCATAGCTATGAGCAATATTATCAATCTGTGCGCCGATGTTGGCGTTTCGGACAGAAGAAGGATGTCGTCGTTGATCTCATTAGTACGGAAGGCCAGCGCAAGGTTATTACTAATCTCAAACGCAAAGCAGAGGCCGCAGATAAAATGTTTCAATATTTAGTTAAGCTAATGATGGAAGGAATGAGAATAGATAGTAAAAATGAATATACAAGGACAGTGAGGTTGCCTATATGGCTGTAAAGACTCAGATTATTACTGACCACTATGCACTATACAATGGAGATGCCTGTGAAATACTTCCTGGATTTCCTAACGAAAGTATAGATATGAGTCTTTATTCTCCACCTTTTGTAGGACTTTATACATATTCTAGTAGCGAAAGAGATTTAAGTAATTGTCGCAGTTATGAGGAGTTCTTCGAACATTATGAATTTATTGTTCAGGAGATATTCAGACTTACAAAGCCTGGGCGCATCACAGCAGTTCATTGTATTGATATACCACGTACTGGAGCTAGGGCTGGTGGCGGATTGATAGATTTTCCAGGAGACATAATACGATTACATGAAAAAATCGGATTTTCATATACAGCTCGTTATCATGTATGGAAAGAACCGTTAGGAGTAAGACGCCGCACAATGGCAAAGGGTCTTTCACATTGGCAGCTTGTTGAAGATTCAACTCTATGTGATGTGGCTTCTGCTGATTATCTTATCATGTTGCGTAAGCCCGGGACAAATGCTGTTCCAGTAGTTCATCCTAAAGGGCTTATACATTATGCAGGTGAACGGTCAATCCCTTCTGACCTACTTGAGTTCAAGAATTATGATGGCAAACAAACTCAAAATAAATACTCACATTGGATTTGGAGACAATATGCAAGTGCATTCTGGGATGATGTTCGTATAGAAAGAGTATTGCCATACAAGGCAAGCAAAGATCCAGCCGATGAAAAGCACGTACATCCTTTACAATTAGATGTAATCGAGCGAGCGTGTATTCTTTGGAGCAATCCACAAGAAACTATTTTGAGCCCATTTATGGGAGTAGGAAGCGAAACATATGGTGCCGTTTTGAATGGTCGAAAAGCCATAGGAATAGAATTAAAAGAATCTTATTTTAATCAAGCAGTAAGAAATATGCAACAGGTACATAAACATATCGATAGCCAGAAGGATAGTTTGTTTTGATGATGAATACAAAACGGTGATACAAACATGAAGCATTACTACCCCACCGGCCTTGAGTCCGATAGCGAGCTGTTGGTAGCAGACCAGAAAAACAAAAAACAAGAGAGGATAGTGCTAGATTATCTCAAAGCACGACCAGGACAACACTACACCGCTTATGAGCTAGAGGCTGCTCTTGGACTATTGCATCAATCCATGCACCGATGCTTGGCTAATCTCACGGCTCAGGATTTAATTGTGAAAAGTCATCTCAAGCAAAAGATAAGTCCATACGGCAAGCGGGTACACACCTGGGTGTATCAACAAAAGAGCAAGCCAATGCAAGAACGATTATTTTAAAAGAGAGGAGGATATGATCATGAGTTCTAAATTTGTATTTTTACGAGAAAATGCTGAGGAAAGAGTCATCATCATTTGCCCGTTATGCGGCAAGTCCAGAGATTGGAAAGAGGGAGAACAGCCTGTGAACACTACAACAGATGCCATCTGCACAAATTGCAGGGCCATAGATGCGATGGTTGCTTGTATTGATTGCGGTAGAATTCTGCCGGTTCATTTACGATGGGTAGATGACGACGGCATACGATGTTCGATATGCAATTACGAGCATCAGAGACAGACAATTATCACTATGAAACCTATACATACAAAGTAATCTTCATTTCTTACAAGTATCAAGGAGAATTTTATGGAAGAGCAAAACGGAGCCCTAATAAAAGCAGAAGAAACCATCCCTGCCGAACGACCAATCTCCATCCTCGAAGGTATGGGTTATAGACGCACGGCCATTGAAGCTGCAATCAGAATGACTCGCAGGTCTGGCGGGTGGATCAACATGGGTGGACAACCCTACCTCACTAAGTCGGGGGCTGACGCTATCACACAACTATTGCCGATCCGCACTGAGTTTAAGCAAATACCCAAGAAACACTGGGAAAGTGATGATATAGGTCCGTATTACATCTATATTTGTGTGGCGGCGGCTTCCTGGACCGATGAAATGAAAGGTTATTCGGAAGCCATTGGAACATGCTCCTCTAGGGACAAGTTCTTCGCCAGAAGGCATGGTGAAACTCTGCCTACGAGCGACATTGATGAGCCTAATATCATCAAGAAATGCGGCACTAATGGGATAGGGAACGCCATCAAGGGACTTCTGGCTTTGAAGAGTATGACCTGGGAAGAGCTCGACCGGATTGCAGGACTCCAGGAAGGGGAGACCCAGAAAGTTGAATATGGCAGTACGAGAAAACAAGACGAAAATCCAGAAGAGGCTGACAATTATCGGCGGGATCTCGGCAACATGATCCTGGAGATGTGTCATGACAACGTGGAGGAGGCTCAGAACTATTTACAGGCAGTCACCACGTTCAAGGGTCGAGATGGAAAGCAGGTACGTGGCAAGAGGTCTGTAAAGGACCTGTCCGAGAAACAAGCTCAAATCACACACGGGAAAGTAAAAAAACAGTTTGACAAATGGAGAGCGGCTCAAAAGACAGAAGATGACGACAATACAGAAAAACCCGATACGAACGAACAGGAGGACTTGGTATGAGTTCACAGCAAATATTAGAAGATACCGTCCTTCTGCCGGATGTGGTTGGAGCTATTGCTACGGCAAAGGAAGCCAAGAGAAAGGTTTTTCCATGTCACACGAACCGGGCATCGCAGATCGGTGCTGAGTGCGTTCGGGAATTGGTATATCACCGTACAAGATGGAAAGACCGTAAATTACCGGACCTCGGCTTGCAATTCGTGTTTGACGGAGGCCAGGTGACTGAGGCTTATGCGGAGCAGATGCTTAGAGAGGCTGGGTATCAGGTATTGGAACAACAGCGGGCCTTTCAAATCAACGAAAAAGGCGAAAACATTACTGGGCATCTCGATATGAAGATCGGCTATAACGGCAAGGCTTTTCCCTGTGAAGTTAAGGGCCTTAGTGGATGGACATGGAGCGACATAAACACAATCGAGGATATGTTTACACACCGCTATCATTATGTCCGGCGTTATCCTGCTCAACTGCTGATCTATATGTATGGCACTAATTCGGAAATCGGCTGCTTTTTGTTGGTTTCTAAACAAAACTGGCAACCCAAGGTGATCTGGGTCAAACTTTCGGACCACCTGGATTATGTTGAGTCACTATTACAGAAAGCCGTGATAATCAATCAGCATGTGAAAGAGGATACGTTACCAGACTTTACCGAAAATCAGGAGCTTTGCAAGCATTGTGATTTCGAACATATCTGCTGCCCGCCATATGAATACGAGGGCAAGGTCGTTGTGGATGCAGAGTTAGAGGAACTCCTGGACCGCAGGGCTACGCTTTTGGAAACCAAAAAGGAATACGATCACTTAGACAAGGAACTCAAAACCTTTATCAAGGGCAAGGAGATGGTAGTGGGTAGGTGGGTGATTACAGGAAAATGGGTGCAAAAAAATGTACCAGCAAAAGAGGCTTACATACAGGAATACTGGCTCCCTAAAATCTATCAAATGTAACTTCAAAAAAATATATGAAGCTCGCATTTATTAGTGGACCGTATAGGGGTCAGAGTGAGAGTGCAGTAGTGGCCAATATTCGTCATGCGGAGAAATACGCCATCAAGTATTGGCTAGACGGATTTGCCGTGATCTGTCCACACAAGAACACTGCTCTTTTCGGAGGCCTGGCCCCAGAGCAAGTATGGCTTGATGGGGACATGGAAATACTTAAACGATGCGATCTTATCGTGATGATTCCAGGTTGGGAATCCTCCGAGGGAGCAAAGGCTGAACACAGAGCTGCACTGCATATGGGTATGGATATTATCTATGAAAAAGATGAATGAGAAGGGTGTCGGATGAAATTTATCGAAATGGATAGACACATGAAAAACGCTACGAACATGGAACTGCATTACTTATCTTATCTGGGATTTTGGAGACCTCAAAAATACAGGCAATACACTCAAAAAGAATTACTGCAAAAATACAAAGATACCATGCACTTAAGAAAAAACTGGGGCAATATCGATATATATGCCGTCATAGAGCATATTTTGAAACTATTGGAGTATGGACAAGCATATGCCTCGAAGGATGTCACAGATATTGAGTATTGGGACAAGCAATTTGAGAAAACTACAAGTGATGCCAGCAAAAATGCCGTTGAGGAACTGGAACTCAAAAAGGCAAGCGATTAGCCCTCTAAATAGAGTAGGGAGGAGTATGTTCTAGCTAAAAAAGCTATGGAAATTCAAGGATTAACTATAATTACTGCCGGATTTAATCAGCTTGGGCTTCAAGCATCCGATGAGGTGTGGCCGTCATTCGATTTTGGGAATTTGGTTCTCGGAACTGCCGAAATTTGTAATTTAACTTTGGGGGAGGATGTGACCAGTCCACAACTCGAAAACGGCTATATACCGATAGCCATTGAAATTGCAGAGGCTCTCTGTCAGATAAATCTCTCCGCATATGAAAGTCGTATTCTCTGGTTTCTGTTTCGTCAAACTTATGGCTGGCAGAAGAAATCTGATGCCATTTCCCTATCACAATTCAGTAAAGCAACGGGCATAGATCGCCGTCATATACACCGCACTTTGAGGCTTCTGTCATCTCGTCAGGTGATAGTTGTCACCCGTACAGGTGACAGAAAAGCCCTAACTTACGAATTTCAAAAGGATTATTCTAAATGGAGACTGTCACCTATTCAGGGGACACCCCCAAAAGGTAGTGCCTGTATAGGCACTACCACTGTCATCTATACAGGCACCCACAATAGAAAGGAAAGCAAAAAGAAGAAAGAAATACTATTGGTCAAATTCAGAGAAAGGTTCTGGCCACTGTACCCTAGAAAGGTAGCAAAAGACCGGGCCATGAAAGCCTGGTACAAACTGGACCCATCTGATGAGGTCATCGAGGCTATCCAGAAAGACCTCCCCAGATGGAGGATCAAGGAGAGGCAATTTGTTCCTCATCCTGCCACGTATTTGAATGACAGGAGATGGGAAGATGAAGACTGGGAAGATCTAGCCATGCACGATAATCGATACGCATTTCTGGATGAAGAGGAATCAGAATCGAAAGATCATTACCTGAGCAGCCTCTCCAGTGACGACAAAGACGAGTTTATGTGAGGAAGGTATTCAAAAAGACAATGGATAATAAAACTTTCAATACTTGCATGACTATGATGGAAGAGCATTTTGGAAAACGATTAAAAGAGCCTCGGTTCTATTGGGAGGAATTGAAACAGGTACCTTCGGATGCTTTCGAGATGATTTGTAAAACAAGAATCAAACAATATGCACCCACGCCAGGACATTTCCCCACCATTCAAACGCTATTGGACGATTTTCAAGGATGGCTAAAATCACATCCGCACAGACAAGAGATTATCAAGTGGGAATACTGTCCATGCTGTGAATCTCATACTCCTGGTTTAATATTGGTGAAAAAAGAACTAAAAAAACAGATATACATAAACCAAGAACATAACTATCGATTAACGATTGTCAGATGTGGGCATTGTAACAATGCACAATATAGGAATCCCACATGGCCAAGATATAAACAAGAAGAAATAGAAAATAGGGGTTGGATAATAGTAACAAAGAAACATGAACTCATGGATGAAGAAGATATAAGCGTTCCACGCACAAAGAGCTATCCACGGCCAAAAAGAACAAAGGCCGATGGTTTTTCACATATAGAGCACAGCCTGCCTACGATGGATAAAGATGAGAACGATGATGACATTCCTTTTTGAAAAAAAACGAGGAGCTAAAAATGATGATTAGAAATGTCTCGAATCCTGCAAACTTCCACTTACAAGGAGAAAAACTGACCTTTAAAATCTTAGCTCTAAAAATAGCGGAACTCGAAGGAGGAAAGCAATCAGTTAATATTGCACAGATAAATGAAATTCTCAAAATCGTATTGCAGATATTGGCATGGGCAATTAACAATGATCCGTTTGAAACGATGACATTCATCAAACGATATAAGGCATGAGATAACAATGAAGGCCAGTAGCGCAAAGGCAAAGGGCAGAAGACTCCAGCAATGGGTTTGCCATATGATTTCCTGGGCGACCGGGCACCCTTGGGGCAAAGACGAATGTATCGCCTCCCGGGAGATGGGTCAATCTGGGACAGATATAAGGCTTGTAGGAAGTGTTCGTCAGGTCTTCCCGTTCTCATCAGAGTGCAAATGGCAAGAGACTTGGGACATTCCTGCTTGGATCCGCCGAGCAGAGGCTAATCTGGAAAATGATATGAGAGGGTGGCTCCTGTTTGTTAAGAAAAACCGTATGGATACAGTAGTAGTAATGGACGCATGGATGTTTTTTGACATCTGGAGAATACATCTTGCCAATAGTCACTATCAATATTCGACAGGAGAAAAGAAAAGCGTTCAAGGGCATCAGTATGAAAAACAAAGAGGAACATAATTGATGGGTTCATTTAGAAAGGATTGAGCAAAATGGCTATACATGGACCGTGCCCAAATTGCGGTAATCATTTCAAGTCAAAGCACAAAAAAACATATTGCTCGTACGATTGCTATATAAAATCACCGGCATTTAAGAAGCAGTGTGAAAAAGGACTCAAGGCTTCTCTCAAGAAAAGAGGATTTTCTCTTGGAGAGAAAAAGAGATGCAAAGAGTGTGAAAAACCTATCGGCAGAACCAGGGCAAGGAAATATTGCAGCAGGAGATGTTACAGAAAATATATGTCAAAACGATTCGATAGATGGATAGCTTCTCCTCAAGAACTTGCATTACCGCAAAACTACGATGAATTCCTAACCCAAGAAGAACTCCCTTGTCTCGTCAAGGATTGTCCTTGGCGTGGTCACAATCTAAGTTATCACATGAACATGACGCACGGAATCTCGGCAAGAGAATTTAAAAAGTTAGCCGGATTCAATCTAAAGAGCGGCATCATCTCCTTGCCTCTTCAGGAAACTCTTTCCTCTATTCTGAGGCCTTGGACAGAAGACACCTTAACACCAGGTCCGGGAAGACCTCCCTCAGATGGAAAAGAAATACCCAATATGCCTCAATACCAATCTTTAGAAGGCAAAGAACATAGACAAAAGGCAAGGGCTTTGAAGATGTTGGAATCCGAGCCTCCCACGAGAACGTGTGATCAATGCGGCAAGGTATTTCAGCAATTCGTCGTGTATGGAAAGACAAAATATTGCTCCGTTGCCTGTAGAGATCTGTATTACAGCGAAAGAAACTCAAAAAAACAATATGTGTTTACCTGTGGGGTCTGTGGTTCTCTGTTTCGTGGCGATAAATATCAGCTCCGGAGAACACAGAAAAACATGATTGTTGTTTGTAGTTATTATTGCCGACAGAAAAGAGCGGCGAAGATAGCAAGGGGAACTTGGAGGAAAACACAGGAATTCCAATCAAAGTATTGCGGAAAATCGGAGGGGATATAAATCCATGAAGCACCAAGAGAGAGAACGGCAGAGACAGAAAGAGGAGGAAAAAAACTATGCTGGGGAAAAAGAAAGGGAAACTAGGCTAATAATTTAATTCACTGCATTGGAAGATTTGCTTCTTAGATACGACTTAATCTTCACAAAAAATGTAAGTATTGCAAGCAGGAGGTAAAGTCATGAACAGACAAGTCTCTCCATACGACTATGAGTTTCGAAAGATTTTGCTAAAACACCAGAAGAGAGAGAAACGAAAACAGACTA